TGAGCACCAGTGATACCCTGAGCACCAGTGATACCCTGAGCACCAGTGATACCCTGAGCACCAGTGATACCCTGAGCACCAGTGATACCCTGAGCACCAGTGATACCCTGGATACCCTGAGCGCCTTGAGCGGCTGCTACGTTTTCAACGACCTGATAAAAAACACGACCATCCGAGTCCGAGACCAGATAGCGCGTAATACCCTGTACACTTTGGATACCCTGAACAGCAAGTGTTCCGGTTATAAGTGCGTTGCCGCCTACATCTAGGCCGTTTTTAACTTTAAAATTTTTATCGATTGACATTCTGTTTCCTTATATCCACAGAATATGTGAATTTGATATTTATATGTTTTTTAGAAGCCTAAATGCTTTTGTCTGACAAATCTTAGATCATATGTTGTATACCCAATCGGCTTGTCATTAAACGGCAATTCAGTAGGAGCGCACCACCTCCAGGTTCTACCCCATTTATGCGTTAAATAGTCGATATTCATTAGATTCACCTCTTCCAACTTTTTTCTTAAAATTGGATCGCTTTTAGAGGTTTGACGCCCGTGAGTGTGGTATTCGTTTTTCTTACCATCTCCGTGATAATAGTCGGTATTAAGATTCATTACTTTCCGAATGGGTTTATGCACGAACCTTAGAAAATAATCGGAATCCTCGTTGTATGCTGGATAAAGGTTTTCATCGAAAAGACCATAATCAGCCACTACATGATCGCGTAGTAAAAACAAATCCCAGCTTCCAACATTATGGTCTCCTTGAAATCCGTGGATTATTCCAAATGATGGATCGCGCATTGTCATGCAATGCATCTCGGCTAAGAACCCTTCGCCAAAGGCGACATCGTCATTCACAATGATCCAGTAAGGCGCCTTCATATACGATTTAATCATTAAATTCCAGGAACCCGGAACTCCAAGATTAGATGGCATATGAACGACCTTTATTTTGCGAATAAAGGTGTGTGGTGTTTGCGCAATAGCATCCAATTCAGCATCAATTTCTCCTCTGCCGTTGTTATTGATAATGCAAAATTCTTTTACCGGGAAATCAACGCTTTCGACAAGACGCTTTACCCATTTTGTATTTGTAACAACCGCAGTTCCAATCATCGGAATCATTGGAATTGGAGCCGGCTTGGTCATAATAGACGTAAGGCTTGATTTAGCTCCATTTTGTTGCCACCAAGTTGTAACATACTTTTCCGAAAGAGCATTGTACTCTTTTACTTTCTTTTTGTCGTTACTGTAAAACGTTGAAGAGAAAATGTTCTTTTCTGTAAAAAGAGGAATACTGTATGATTTTGGCTCGGCTGGAAAGTAGATAAGATTTTCAACAATAGGCTGTGATAGTTTATCCTTTTGGACGATTAAACGAAATTTTCCATCAACGAAATAATCGTCGATTAATTCTTTGGCGTATGACCGCTTTAGAATATATGCTGTGACGCACCAATCCGACGGAATCCGAGGGCGAAAACCAATATCACTAATTTCATCCGAACGAATCTGTGCCAGCTGAACATTTTTCCAATCAGAAGGAAGCGCATTAAAAAATTCAGACCATGTAAAACTCCAGTTTTCGCAGTTTTCAAGATTCACATCATCTTCCAAAAACATAGCAACCTCGCTCGTCGAATTATCATACCACTGTTTAATCATCGACAGATGCCCCATTGCGCAGGCAATATCGGTTGATTTAATAATGTTAAAATAACTACCGGTTACAATATCCGGTTGAGTGCGGTAATCTAAAATGCGTCCGTCATACCCATTAAATCTTGTATGTTTTTCAATACCATACTTTTGGAATTGCTGTTCAATACATTTATGACGATCCGGTTGATCTGATAGTGTTAGCCAATATACTTCTGGGAAATTTTCTAATTTACTCATAGTGTATCTGTATTAACCTTCATGAATTTAAGATTGTTAATTACAGAGTTTCTATAACCGTCATTGATCCATTGATAGTTTTTGTAAAGATTCACAAACATATTTTTTGAATCTTCGCACAAACCAACCCACCATGAGCTTACAGCTTTTTCAAAAAGCATTCCGTAATATCCGGGATATTCAACCCAAGTGCGCAGAGGAGGGCAAGTTTGAAAATCACAAACTTCGAGACCCATCGATGCATACGTGTAGCAGTTGACCCAGCTTTCAACGGTACTTTCTCTTTCATGATAACGTGCAAGAAGAAAATATGCTTCAGGACGTTTTGGTAAAATCGAAATCGCTCTCTGCAGCAAACCACGAACGGATAAGCCACGAGTACCTTGTCTTTGAAAACAAAGAGCTGCTCGAATTAAACACTCATACTGATGCGTCAATTCCGTACTGCGCTCTGCTGCGCGAATATAATAAGAAATTGCGGAAGCAGTTTGCTCATTCTGATCGTACCACAAAGCCAATACGTAATTGTTGTATTGCTCCGACGGGTTGCCAACATAAGCGTTCATCATTTCATCAAAGCTAACATCTTTCGACCATGTTTCAAAATCAATAAGATTTAACCAAGCCTGACGATTTGCAACAAGGTTTTCATATGTAAGCTCTTCTGTGACAACAAAAGTATTTTCCTTAACGGTCTTTCTTGGAGTAATAATACCGCAACCGTGATCAGTATTGATGACTTTAAAGTCATGAGTACCATCGTGCAGCTTTCGGAATTCAACGAAGGCTTTCCAACAATCACCATTCCATTCTCCTTTTCCGGAATATGGAATTTGCTGAGCGATTCTTGATAGAGGATTCATATCATGGCACACGATATATCCATCTGGATTCAAGCAATCCATTGCATTTACTAAATCCTTTAGTACCTGATCGGCATGATGAAGCCCATCAATAAAAATAACATCGAATTTTTCCTTATTTTGTTTAAAGAAATCATCGGAGCTCATTGCCAGAATATCTTTACGTTTTGGTAATCTCCATGATGGATCAACACCAGTACGATTTGAGCAGGCAATATTGTCAAAATTGACTCCGTTCCATATTCCTATTTCAAGATAGGATTTTGCTTGACGGCGAGCAATTAAATAATTAATGATTGTTGTGCGGTTCATGTGTTGTTCTCCTCAATAAACTTCATAATTGTAGAAATAGGGCAACGCATAACATATGCGGCATTATCTTGAAAACCAAAGGTAATCGCAACATCTTTGTCGTCGATTAAGCATAATCCAATTGCAAATTCAACCTGAGCATCAAGAAAGAAAAAATCATTTGAGTATTTGATGATGTTCCAATTCTCATCCCATACAACCCAACGGTGATAATACACCGCATCCTTACGACCAACATCGGATTTAAATAGATTTACTTCATGAGTAATTGCAATATATTGATTGCCAATCTTTACTGCCTGAGTTCCACCGCGCAAATCGCGACGAATATTTGGATTATTATCCGTCATGATCACTCTTTCACAGGTTTGCGCGACTGGATCTGCCTTTACAATTTCAGTTGGCGTACACCATTTAATGTAATGAAACGGCTTGTCCAGAACTGGCATCCAATTCTTTTCGCAGTATGATTTTGGATCAACCGGAGTTGGAATACGGAACCTTGAAACTTCTTTTACTGCATCTTCCGTAACAACGATTTCAGAAAGTTCCATGCGACCCTGACCATTCGTGGTTGTATCACGACGAACACCAGTGATGAACAGCTTATCATCCCATCGCACAAGTCGTGCATCTTCAAGACCCACAAATTCCCACTTGGGCTCATAGGTATCTCCAAAGCTCATGTCGATTTTTGTAATACGATTGAGGTTTAGATCACGTGAATTATCTAATTCTCCATAATAATTGACCGTCCGAAGATGCATGTCATTTTCGGGATGCAAATATGTGAGTGGACCCCATGGATGCAAAAACAGTTTGTTTTCAGAATGGTAAAAAGTGTAATTTACGTGCCGAATTACAACCTTAAGTTTACCTCCATCATTAAAAATAGACGGGTTCATCAGACCCGTACCTTTCGTAAGGTTTGCTGGAACAATTAACGGCTTAATAGCTCCACCATTTTGCAATGCAAGTTTCACAAAGTTTTTCATAAATTATAGAATAAGTTAGTATGTTATAATACACTGTTATTTATAAAAGTAAACACTAAAGTTTTATAGCTGCGCGTACTCCTTTAACTGTTGTATTTGGAAATGTAGGAGTAACTAATAATTTAACCAATCCACTTTCAACGACGGCTGTGATGTTTCCTAGATTCATGTTCGTTTGAATTATTGCATATTCCGTCAAATAAACCGAACTGCCATCATGAAGTAAAAGTAATTCGGTCGACTGAAAATTTCCAGCGTAAGTAAATTGAATTACATATTTTACAGTGCGATACTCTGTGGCTAAAACACTGTCGACAAGTTGATTTCCCGCACTTGAAACTAGAATCTTATTGAAAACAAAATTATCTCCGGAACCAAGAACAGGAGAAGCGCGAAGTCTAACAATCTCATCGACCGATTGGACGGAATCTGTTCTGCGTAAAAATACGAACCCGTCCGCATCATTAATCGCCAATTCACCAAGAGTTAAATCCGTTGTATTCGGAACAGCACCCGGTGTTGAACTTGTCCGATGTTTTACAATTGTTTCAGTGGCCATAAAGAATTCTTAATATGTGCCGCCGTCAATAGTAATATTGGAGTTTCTTATTTCGTTTCTTGCAACAAACTTTTGGCGAGCTGCATCATAAATGAGTATTGCTCCGTCTCTCACATCCGTTAGATCAAGATCGGAAAATTGAGCAAGAGTAGTTGGTTTACCAAGAGCTACAACTTTTGCTTGGATACGATTACCAGATCGAATTCTTTGTTGAGTAGGCATTTGATTAGAGTGTAATTACGGCCGAGTGACTGCTGGGTTAATTTCGAGTTGTCCTTCTACGACTCTTGTCACAATGTTCGTGTCGTCGATAACTTCAACGTCGTAAACGTATCGTCCAGGCTTCATTGCTCGTGTTTGAGCGGCTGTTAATGAAATTTCAATTTCACCAGAATCTTCAGATATAATCTCCGCAGTAAAATTAACTGCCGTCAATGACGCATATGTTTTGCGAATTTGTCCTCTTACCGTGTAATTTTCTAAATTCACAATAAGACCCTCAACTCCTTCAACGACAATAATCGATGTAAAAGATGAACCTTGGTCGACGGAAATGTTTGCGAATACAGCCATGAATCTTCTTATTTATAATTTAATTAAATTGATTGGTTTATTCGTTTACCCATTCAAATGTGCCGGCAGTATTTCTTAAATATTGATTGACGCCAGAATTATAACCACTAATGCTTTCTAATGCTATAACGCCAGAAGGACCAGTTGGACCAGTTGGACCAGTTCCACCATCGGCACCAGGAGCACCAGTTGGACCAGTTGGACCAGCATCGCCAGGAGCACCAGTTGGACCATCAGAACCAGGAGCACCAGTTGGACCAGTTGGACCATCAGAACCAGGAGCACCAGTTGGACCAGTTGGACCAGCATCGCCAGGAGCACCAGTTGGACCAGGTCCACCAGTTGGACCAGTTGGACCGGTTGGACCATCGGCACCAGGAGCACCAGTTGGACCAGGTCCACCAGTTGGACCAGTTGGACCAGCATCGCCAGGAGCACCAGTTGGACCAGTTGGACCATCAGAACCAGGAGCACCAGTTGGACCAGTTGGACCATCGGCACCAGGAGCACCATCATTACCATCGGCACCAGGAGCACCAGTTGGACCGGTTGGACCATCCGCGCCAGGAGCACCATCATTACCATCGGCACCAGGAGCACCAGTTGGACCAGTTGGACCAGTTGGACCATCCGCGCCAGGAGCACCATCATTACCATCGGCACCAGGAGCACCAGTTGGACCAGTCGGACCATCCGCACCAGGAGCACCATCGTTACCATCAGCACCAGGAGCACCATCGTTACCATCAGCACCTGCTGTACCTTGAATACCGCTTGGTTCGTAAAGTTCGAAATGCGAGCCGTTAGTTGTTCCCCAGACTCTTTGTGGACTTCCGGTTACCTGATTGCTATGAAATGTTAGCGCAGATCCACTACCATTACCGGTACCAGTCACTGCTCCATTCCCTATTGCAGGTTGCGATAAAACCGAATATGCAAGATGACCATTTCCGGAACCTGCCGCAAAAATATTAAATGTACCCGCAAGAGTATTCATATCTCCCGGTGCGACCAAGTTTGTAAGAACCGGTCTACCATTAGCTGAAAGCGTAGAAACTGCTCCGGTGGCGGATTCAATAAAGCCCGTAAGATTTGCAAAACCACCTTGAATACCTTGAGCACCAGTAATACCTTGAATACCTTGAGCACCAGTAATACCTTGAATACCCTGGATACCCTGTACGCCTTGAGCGCCTTGAGCACCGCTTCCTCCGCTACCGGTTCCCGATGCACCTTGAGTACCTTGAGTTCCGGTACCAGTAGCACCTTGAGTTCCGGCACCAGTAGTACCTTGAGTTCCGGTATTCCCTTGAATACCTTGTTCACCTTGTGTACCTTGAGTACCTTGAGCTCCGCCGCCGGGTCCTATTTGCCCTTGAATACCTTGAATACCTTGAGTACCCTGAGTTCCAGCGCCAGTAGAACCTTGAATACCCTGAGAACCAAGTGTACCTTGGATGCCTTGAGTTCCGGTACCAGTAGTACCTTGTGTGCCTTGGATGCCTTGAATACCTTGGATGCCTTGAGCTCCGCTGCCTGCTCCGCCGCTTCCCGATGCACCTTGAATACCTTGGATACCCTGAGAACCAACTGTACCTTGAACACCTTGGACGCCTTGAGTTCCGGTACCAGTAGTACCTTGTGTGCCTTGGATACCCTGGATACCCTGGACGCCTTGCAACGGTGTTGTTTCTGTTCCAGTCGAATAATTAATAACGTGTCCGTAGGTATCAAAACCAAGAGCCGTAACGTAAGTGCGACTCACCGCAGTTAAATTTGCAACAGAAGATGTATCAGAATGCTCAACAGTTACTGCTGCAGTTTCTGTTCCAGATCCTGATACTGAAATACCGCCTCCAGCAGTAACAGTTGCCACATAATTTCCGCTTGTTTGGGTATCAAGTGGAATAGGAGTATCAAATGTAACATCGCCGGTTACTCTTAGAGTTCCTTGAACATGAAGAGTTTTTGTGGGAGTAAGTGTTCCAATACCAACTCTATTATTTGTCGAATCAACAAACAATGTATTTGTATCAACGGTAAGATTATCATTGATCGTAACATTATCCTGAAAAATTGCATCATCGGCAAATGTTTTAATGCCATTAAATGTTGTGTCTCCGTCCTTAATCTCGCTCAATGCAGTAATTACATCATGATTAAAACGAACAATTTCTTTTGAAACACTCACCGATTGAACAATATTTTCTCCATTATCGGATGCATCATTTAAAACAATTTGTTTTAAAAGAAATCTAGTCGACCCTTGACTGATGTAATCCGTTCCTGGTTTAAACGATCCAGTAATATCATATACAACTAATTTAATAAAGGTACCTGTAACAACGGTACACGAAAATACCTTTGCTGTTGCTCCGGATGCGCCATTGCCGCTTGTACCAGATGAATCAGTACCCGTAATAAGGCCACCAACACCCAATGCAACGGGAGTGTATACACTGGAAGAACCCGAAAGCTCGATTATTAGAGTTGATTTTTGAACGCTTCGATCAATGAAATTACCCGATACATTTTTAACTGTAAGAACAGTACCATCAATCGAAACAACGGTCGCAGTCGATCCGGAATGTGAACCTGTAACGGTTTGAGTTGCTGTGTAGTTACCAGTTTCAGCAAGGGTGATCGTTTTCAGGACCAGGTCGGAAGGCAACTGGGCAGTCGTGCCAAGGTCAGCAGAAATGGCATTACTCTTTTGGCGCCATGTTTCAAATGTATCTGTACGTTCGACTTCGGTAGGCATATTAAAATTATTTTATCGAGAAGCTATAAGAGATTGAACAAGTTCTTTCAAATTTGCTACTTCTCCTTTTAGATCTTCTAGTTCTTTTTTTCTTTTGGCAGTTAAATTTTTAAAAGCAATTCTTTTTTCGTATTCAGTGTTATTCTTATTTATTATGGCCTTTGATGACATATCCCGTTCAAGTGTGGGATTGTCGATAACTGCGGCTTTTATTGAAGGAGATATTTGCATTAGGTAACAGCAATCGCTCTAAATTCGCGGATCGTTGGTACCCGAGCTGAATTCGACGCGGTAAATACAATTTTAATTGCAAATGCACGGAAATTATCAGTTGTTATATCGGTCTCGGTGACATCATATTCGATTTCACTGTAATCGTTTACATTGTCGTTGATTGGAATAGGGCTTATAGGTTCGGCTTTTACCCAACCAAGTGCCTCGAAATCAACGTCGGTTCCTTGATCCTGAACCTTATAATATAGTTCAATATCCGTACCGGAAGGACGATTTGCCAGGAAGAAAACTCTGAGTGAATTTGCATCATTGTTTAATTCCACTTTGCGAGTAATGTATTTTGCAAGTGCCGAACCTCCTGTTGCCGATGTTTCTGCTACATAATTGCGAACAACATTATGATTAGTTTCAGTTGAAGCAACTGGATTGTCGATTCGGTTTGAAACAGTAATAAGCGACAAACGGTCGAGATCGATGACTGGCGAAAGGTTGTTTCTCAGACTTACAAATTCTCCGGTTAAACTAAAACTTGGGTTTGCCGATGAATTAAGTCTTGTTTTTTCTGTGTTAGAAAGAATGACCTGAGGTGAATTAAAGAATGTAGCATCATTTGGTTGAATAAATGATTCTCCAGAAATTGTACCAAATGTTTCAGAACCAGCAAGTGATTTGCCGCTAGTTGTTTTAACCTTCCAGTATAAATCGGTGCCCGGAAGAACAACAGATTGAATGATTGGATTTAAAACATCGAACATCTTATTTCCGGAAGCAGTAACCGCCGCGCCGCCTCCGATAAGAGTTGCGGTCGCGTTAGTTGCCATTGTAATTCTGTAACTATCAGCTTCAACATCGGAAACGACATGAGTAGCGTTTAACACCGTCGCCGTAAATCCACCAACAGCGGTCGCTCCGGAAATTAAAACATTGGAACCATTTACATGGCCGTGGTTTCTATGAGATACAATTACGTTTGGAGAACCCGATGTTGTGAACAATGGATTTTCATTTAATTCTTCTGAAGGAAGTGGTACCTCATTTAATTCAACCTTACCGGAAGAATAAAATACTGCACGATTTAGATTAAATTTAATGTCCTTTGTCTGATCCGGAGTCCAGGTAGAAGCATTCTGTGATTTAAACAAGACACCGATGTAAGGTTGGCTTGTAATACGGAACGCTGGATTTGTAACATCGAAACCTCCGATTTCTGATACCCAAACTTCGTATTGGTCCGAATTTGAAATAAGGACGAAGCAGTATTCAACATTCTGAAGAAGATAGACTGGAGCCTCAAAGTTAAATCGAGTAGCAGCAGTTGCATTTCCAGAGATTGAAATATCTGCTGGATACGCTTTTACTGTTGAAAATGGTACAACACGAGGTGTAGGAATACCATTTTCCATTACGCGCATTTCAAGCGTAATAGGAACATTTCCATCCTTGGATTTAAAGTATAGATCCAGAGATGTGATAAAGGCTCCGCCCGGCATATCAATAATGAAGCTCTGTGCCAGAGGATCTTTCCAACAAACCTCAGGTCTAAATCCTTGTTCAACGCTCCACTGCCACGGATCTTCTGCTGCTTCAATCGTGATTGGCGCATCAGGTTCTCCTGTTTGAACATATTCATCGTCGACAAGACTTTCTTCTGGTGCAGTTTCAACAATAATTGGATCCGGAGGTGTAATTTCACTTATGTATTCCTCTGGCAATTCTACCCATTCTTCTTGTACTGAAGCAGGAATTGGACCGATATCAACAACTGGATCGACGACTTGATCCGGAGCACCAACTCCATATTTTATCCATGGCCATTGGTTAATTGGATACCAGCCACCGGGCGGCTGTACAACAGGATCGGGTCCGCATGAAACAATTTCCGGATCGATTATGGTAGGTTCAACATACGGAACACCAGTTAATCTAAAAATAGCGGTAATTACATTTAAACCAGCACTTTGAATTCTTACTACTGTATTCGCGACATATTTGTCGGATTCTAGACCACTACCAATCTGTATGTTTCCAGAATTAACTTGCCAATACCAAAATTCATAGGGACCATTTGGATGTTGGATCGGTGAACTTGCGTCCATCGGTACCGCAACAATTGGAAATGATATTCCACCATTAAAAGATATATCTCTAATAATGTTGCCGCTTGAATCACCATTAAAACTTACACTTAAACCTCCAGTGCTGTTATGTGCTTGAAAATCAGCTTTAAAAACACCAGTCGGTGGTATCGAAGGTATAATTAATGGAGGTAAGGTCGGCTTTACAATTGTAGTTGGCGGTAATGGCGGTCTTGGAAGGTTTGCTTCAGCTGCTGAAGTTTCCTTTGAAGAGTCCACAATTGTACGGTTCTCACCAGTTTCTTCGCGGCGAATGCGTGGAACGCGAGTTGAAACAACTAAATTTTCCTTTGTTTCAATTACACCGCGGGCATCATAGGCAGCCTGTGCGCCGGTTGACTGTTTTAATTTATTGTTCGTTGAATCATCGCTCAACGAAAACATACGGACACCAGTTTTAAATTTAATGGAATTATTAACCGGAATAACAAAGGAACCCGATACTCTTCCAGATGCATCGGTCATTAAAACATCAGTCGTTACATAATCTGGATGATTAGTTTTATTTGAATAATCCGTTGAATCCGTACGTTCAGAATAAAATTGAAATGCCTCGGATTTAACGAACTGGTTGACCGGAGTGTTATCGAAAAATGCGTGTAAGCGTGTAAGAGGTTTTAGTCCTTCGGCCTTAAAGAAAATTTTACGAGAACGAATAAAGGGTACAAAATTAATTTCTACCGTACGGTCTCCTAACTGAGTGGTTACCGTATCTGGAACCACCGATGTACGAATACCAGTGCGAGCTTGTTCTTTTCTGGTTGTCGTAGTAAGGGTCGTCGTTGAAGTTTGCTTGTACGAATTATAATCATTATCAACATTGGTTACAGCCGATTGATCCACTACGCCGGTCCAATTTGTTTGCCAATCATTCCATACGGTTCCAATGACGGAACTTTCGTCCAAACCAAATTTAAGCGAGTCGTATGTTCCCGATTGATCAATAACAACCTCGGGGCGACGTTTCGTCTCTTTCCATTCGTCCGATTCCGGTGAAAGAGTCATATCGCCGATCCACGTGAAAACATTATATGGATTTACGTTTTCCGCAATGGATGCATACGGCTGTTGAATAATTGCCTGTTGAGTGTAATCAAGAGTAATTAGCGAACTTGACTGTCTGACGTGATATGTTGATTGGCTAGTTTTATTCCATTTAAGACGAACATTATCTTGTTTAAATGAAGGGCGCAGACGACCATTGGCCTTATCAATTGAGCAACGGTAATCGGGATGCGTTACTGCACCAATACTATGACCATGGAAAGCATCAACAATAAAACCGTTCTTAAATCTTGAGACGCCATTGTCGTCTCGAATATCACGGTCATTAGTATCTTTTTCAAGAAGAGAAAGTGCTGTGTAATACTCAAGCTTGGCAACACGCTTTTCGATCTTACCAATATCACGCATTGTGTAGCGTTTATTGTCGATCATCGTCGGAATAATATCGTCGCTATTAAATGTAAATGCATTTAAACGAACCGTGTAAAGGACCATAGCGTCCTTTGGATCTTCAGGAAGAACCGGAGAAATTGATGAAATGCCTTCGACGTAACCAAAATTTCCATTCTTATCGACATAGATTTTATCTGCGCGCGAAAGATAGTATCTAATGTCGGCAGTAATTAAGCTATTCGGATCGATCATCTTTCCGGTAAAAGTGGTCGGAGTTAATACATTTAAAGATGGACGGAAATCAATTGCATCGCGAAGCTGAATTAATCCCTTTGTCGATTGAAAGACTGGAATTTGTGAATATCCGTCAAAACCTAAACCAACATTTGCTGAATATGAATTACGAGTAAAGAACGATCCCGACCCGTGAGCAAAGTATTGGAATTTAATAGCCAAAGGTCCAACCGGTAGATTTGCTGTACGTTTAAGGCGAATTTTTGCCTCATCATAAAAATTATCTCTCTGACCATTATCAACAATAAAATCGTTCGTTATGTCTTTAGTCGATGTAAGCGATATTGTTTCCTCAATACTAATAATTTTAAATAAATCAGTTTGTCCCAGTGGGATATTTTGATCCCTATTACCAGAATTAAATGTAAATGTCGCTAAAGATAATGATTTAGTTACCTCAGTAAGAGTTTTTGTTTTGGCAGTGGCATTTGCCGAACTGTTTGTTACTCGGGTTTTTGCGTAGACCTGGTAAGTATTGCTATCAGGTGTAGTAGTAAGAGTAATTGTTTTCGACGATGCATTAGTAGTAAAATCATCAACACTTACTGCGGCTCCACTTCCATCAATAACAATCGGATCATCTTCAAAATCCAAAGTCTCACCGACATCCGTAGTAAGAGTTAGGACATTGACAGAACGAACCGGAGAATACTGTTTTAAAATACTGTGAGAAACATCTTCAACATGATCAACAACATCAAATGGTAATTTAAATACCAGCGAATTATTTGTTACATCGTTAAAAGTTAAGGCAGTGCTGGTTGTTGCAAAGTCTCCAAACTTTCTTACATTTTCAAAGAAAGAACCTGCTACCATTTTAACATTAAAAAGGTACAAACGATAATTGCTACCGTCTCTTTCAATAGCACGTGCACTAGCAGTACCAATTGTAACCGATGAAGAGTTTTTAAGATTAAATTCAGTAAACGTCTTGATGTCAGGATATCCAGTACCAGTAAGCTGAACAGTTACATAATTTCCAACGACGGCGTTGAATCCGGCATCTTGAAAGGTAGCTGTCTCACGCGCCTTCGGAATTTCAACATATTTTGTATCTAATAGCTCAACACGATAACCGTTTACATATGCGGTTGATGGCTCAAGACCAAATGCCAATCTCTTTTCTCCGTAAGCGGCCGCCGACAATGATCCACGATTAAACGCAGGAACAAGAGATTGAATTTGTTCTGCGGTGTAAAGACCGCCATTATTATTGGCATTTAAGTATTGCCGAATAGCGGCTTGAAACGGACGAACGGTATAGTTACCAGACTCTTCAAATGTTCTTTGTGCCAGAACGTCTGCAAGGACGGAATATTCCGTGCGCGCCTTTGAAATAACTCTGCCGTCCTTTACTACCATTAACTGAATAATGTTGTTTTCGGTACGATCCTTGAATTGGTAGTCCTGTACCTGAAGGTCAAGAGAAATTTGATAACGATCTGCTCCGGGAGCAGCTTCATTCGGTGTACCCTGAGAATTATCGAATAACGAGTTATTTGCTCCGGATCCTGCTGTTACAATACCTTCGGTGACAGAATATACAATACGTCCAGATCCAAACGAATTGTATCGAGAAAGAATAACAGAATTTTGTGGAGTATGAACAAAATTACCAGAAACAAAAAATACGCCTTCTGTAACAGTAACACGAGTTCCTTTTCCGATTGGATTCGTATTTGCGGGTTTAACCTTAATTAAATCTTGAACTTCACCTACTTCGGACGGTGTTTGTCCTACTTCGATTATTTCTCCGGCGTAAAACGTTTTATCAACGCCAACAGCATTACCGGTAGCATTAGTATTCGACGTCTTGTAATGAACGTAAAGTGTGAGTGGATTGCTATCGTCGACATAAGGTGCAGAATCAATAACAACCGCCGTAATGCCAGTATATTTTCCCGTTAGTGTACGACCAACAAAGTTTTTGTTTGCCGATCTCTCCTCTGAATTATAGGTATCAGAACCGAGTTGAAAATCGGATTCAATCTTAATAAAGGCAAAAGAACTATCTAAAGACGCTTCGCCTCCAATAACCGAAGACCCTTCCTTAAACACATGGCGGCCGAAACGGTCGATCTGTGCTTGAATCGAAGTTTGTAATTGCGTTAGTTCGCGTGCCTGTACAGAATATCCTGGTTTAAAAAGAATTCTTTGATAATTCTTTTCTTGATTAAAATCATCATAATACGGAGCAAGAGGAAATACTTTAAGAGGCATATAATTAGGTAAATTTATTAATCAATTAAAATTCAATAACGATCTTAATATCTTCAACTTGAGACAATGTTCGGTTAATTACTCTTCGGTTTTCAATAAAGAGGATTTCTCCAGTAAATTTAACTACTTCGGCAGGTCTTAATCCAGTACCTGAAGGAACACCCGTTGTTAAAATTTTAGTGACTCCGCCTGTTTTTCCTCTAACAGATACACCATTAGCAAGGAATGGAGCATATCCCGTTTTATCATTTTGATGGTATTTAATGTATGGAGGACTTGCATCAAGATCTATATCATCAACAAAAGCAACAGCATCGCCTGGTAATGGAACTGGAAAATCGTTTACTAGATTCGTGGTTTGTGTAATGTAATCGCCGATTTGAATCACGCCGGTTGTAGCACCAGCAGTTACCGTATCTATTTGTAACTGTTGTAATGCCGAGTAGGTTCTTTGATCGGCTGTTGCATTGCTTGCAAGAGTCGGGTTTTGAATAAGACCGATTTGTCTAAAGCTGCCTTCGACAATAAAATCTTTTACTGCATCGGCTTCAGTATTTTCAAGAGTAGTGTATATTCCAGCAAAAAATGCACCGAGTTCGCTTACTGGATCGGTACCGTGTCCGTTATCAGGAGAAAGTATAGGCTCGACAACAGCTCCAGAACCTCCGCCACCCGTGATTTCGGTAAATGCAACGGAGTAGCCTGAACCGGATCCTACCGTAATAAATGTTCCACTTCCGTCAGCCGTTATATTAATGACGGCAGATGCTCCTGTTTCTCTATTGTATGTTTCCGATAATTTAAATGTACTAGATGTTTTCTCAATAACATAATATGTTCTCGATAGAGAAAGACCGCTGGCGGAAGGTACAGAAGTAAAAACAATTTCATTACCATTTGAAAATCCGTGATCTGTTAAGGTTACTAACTCAGATGAAGCAGTAAATGTAACAGTTTTTGTAGTTTGTTTTGGTACTACACTTACGATTTTTCCTTCGTTTAATGATCCAATAGCACCCAAAGTCGCAACGGCTTCGGCACTTGTTCCATTTCCGTATACAGTTACAACTGGAGTTGTAGTATAAGCACTACCTACTTTATTACCATAGCCAGTTCCACCATTTGTAACTTTATATCTGTAAATCTTACCAGCGAGAGTTTTGTTTGCTTCCTGATTGTCCAGTTTAATTTCATCATCATCATTTAGTAGACCATCGTTACTATTTTCAACAGGTTCCACGACTGTCTTTACTGGAATGTAGTAATTAGTAAGGAATTTAGAACCATCCGAAAGGGAAACTGTAAACATATATTTCCACAAATAACCGTCGGCTCCGGCGAATGGCTCGGTCGACGTATGAGTTGGTTTACTGGTTGTTCCTAAGGAACTAGATCCGGCTACAATACATTTGTAGACCTTGAATTCATCGGTCATTACATAGTATTTCTTTTGGTAAATTTCCCCTTCTTGGTCGATCATATTATCGTCCCAAGCAACAACCGATGTATCGCCTGCAATCCAATTATGTCTTGGTGCAAGGTTTATGCATTCTGTTACTTTCTTGAGCGCGATCATATTTTGCCAAGCATCACGAGCACTTACAAGTGTATCCTTAGGCTGATCGGGTACCGTATCACTGTTATCATCCTTATTCAACGACCATGCGTCTGACTTACCGATAAAAACAAAAAACTTTTCGGCCGCCGTTGATGAAGCGGATTCTTTAACCAAAGAGATAAAATTATTTGCGTTTCTTAAACGAAATTGTGAAGTGATGATTGCGGACATATGAAATTAATAGGTAGTTATAAAGGTTCCGACGTTATTCCATGGTATGTCATTATTTATATCATTTTCAATGACATAATGGGAATAATCGGATATTGGGGTATTGTCAAAAAATTTAAGTTGTTTCGAGTATTGTGATTTTAAACGATTCAGATGGTTTGAGTTTTCGGCTACAAGACCTAAAAGAATGGTACTAATGAGTTTTCGGTCCCATGCTGCCTTACCGCTTCGTGGGATACGATATGCTCCCTTAGTAACTGACGTAATCGAGCGTGCTGCTCTTGTAAATTCGCCGGTAATGGTTGTTGCCGTTTGAACAATGCCTTGTAATTTATGAAGTGCAATTCTCGCAGTTGAGTGATTGTACGCCAGCACTTCGGCTGTTCCAACCGCTAAACCTCCAGAATCTCTGATTGTTACGGTTTCACCTAGTTTATAAGGTACCGGGTTATTTCCACTAGAAAGATTGCCTAGATCAAGGAACCGAATTTGTCCAGAATTATCCTCGTATTGAATATCGGAAGTAATCACCTTTTGAGTTCCAGAACTTAGACCTGTAAGTGTTTCTCCTTCGAAGAAATTCTTAACGCCAAGCGATGAAGATCCAATTGTAGGTAATTTTAGTTTGTGTAGAACTGTATGACCGTATTTCTTTTGAACATATTCAATATTCGCTAATCCTGTACCGGACGAAAGGAATTCAATTGGAAATCCTCTTAGAGTCTTCGATATTTTTATGGTATAATCCGTCACTCCGACTACATAATAAGGTATTTTTTCAAGAAGAGTAGTTGTAACAAAGCTATCAGTACCGCTAATGTTTTCTCGAACGCTAATAGTACTCGATGAGAGAGATGAAAAGACAACGGTGTCTTCAAGCCAAAGACGGTGTGGTTGCAAAGAAGTGAATCTAACTAAGTTGTTCGCTCCGCCTTGTACAAATTCAAAATTGCAGGATTGGTCGGATTGTTCACCTCCGTTATTTCCGGGGTTCGTACCGATTCCTTCTGTTCCGAGTCTTTGTGTATCCTGAGCACTCGTATAGTACTTAATACTATCATATGTCTGGACTTCTGCTTGTATTCCAGATACACTGCCTTCTACAATTTCACCAGGAATAAAATAAGAATTATCCGCAAAATTATCGGTAAGTGTTTCATCTGTAATAATGTAGTGCGTATCAATAACAGCCTGACTTAAAACTAATAGATGAATATCCTCAAGCCGGATCATACCCGGTTGGTACCCAGTCATTTTCGAGGCAAGCCACTTTGTTAAACCCGCCTTTAAAGGATCGTATTCGCTTCTTGTTAGCAATTCGGTATCCTCTGGAAATCTATTAGAGATGCGATTCTGTTTTGTAACCTGACCTGTTAAACCATCGTCCAAAAGTTTTAACAAAATAAGCATATCGGAAAAGAAAATAAAACCAGCAGGGTGAACAAGGCGGTTAAACTCGTTTTTCCATGATTTTAATTCCAAACCAGTTTTAACAACATAAGAGAATTGCTGATAATAATAAGAATCCTGAATTTTTTTATCATCCGAAAGAAAACCGTTGTTGTCAATGTAATTTCCTGGAACATACATTGCAATGATTGTTGATATGTCGCTGATCTGTTCGCCCGTTATTTGTTCGTTTATTTTAAATTTCTTGGATGGATTTACAACTTTTAAAATTTTATTTTGTAGATTACTAACGTCATATGAAAGAACCGTAGCAAATGCGCCCGATACTGATCCAGTCACTCTTTCACCAGGACTGTAAACGGCGCTTGTTCTCCCTAACTCGAAAACGAAACTCGTTACATTATCCAGATAAATCGAACGAACCAAACTTTCATTTGTTCGAATGCCATAATTTGAATTAACAGCATTTGAATTAATAGAGCGAATCGCTCCCGGTGATATGGTTCGATCAATTGTTCCGGTTCCGTCTATTGTTAAATTTATTGCAGGACCGCCTGAAACAAGCGACAGACTAAATGTATTCGTTCCAGAATTAATTACATAGTAAAATGTATTCGCAACAATTGCCGTTGTACTGTTAATTGTTTTAAACCTTACTTGGTCTCCATTTAAAAATCCATGAGAAGTCATGGTTACTAAATCGCTCGATGCAGTAAAGCTGCACTTTTTAAAGGCGGATCCAATACCGTTTTTTAATAAAGCAATCGCGCTTCCTCCCGATGTAAGAGATAACTTAAAAGTATTGTCTGTTTTGTTAATGATGTAATACAGCGTATTAATTTGAATACCAGTAGTGTTCGTAATTAATGAAAAACTAATTTGGTCTCCATTCACAAAACCGTGGTTTGCAAATGTAACGGTATTTGTGTCTTCTTTAAAAGTGCACGTGAAAGCAAAAGATTTATCTTCATTCGAAACAACTCGTTTTGCAAGAGATGCGTCGGAAAGAGAACCTCTTACTATTTTACATACAAGTTTACTGTCGGCATTCGAAAAATTTAAAACCTCGCATGCTGCTATTTCTGCATTACTTTCATTCTCAATTGAAACTATTTCATTCGTACGATAGATTTTAGTATTATTTAAATCTGGAACTAGATTAATTTCAATAAAACTGCTTGTTACTTTTTCGCCCAAGACGAAACCATTATATGTGGCTGGAACGTTTTCCTGTTTTATGATTGCAGCAGTTGCATTCGGTGTTTCTGCAAAATTACCGTATTTTCTAACATTTGAAAAAACATAAGAATCTTCTATATTAATATCAAAAAGATACAATTTTGTCGGTTCAAGTGCTCTTGCTTGAGCGGTACCAATTACAACGTCGCTAGCATTTTTTAGATTAAATTTTGAAAAGGTATCATATTCCGGCAGTTTAACCACACTACCGCTTATATTTCCTCCAACGGAAGAAGCTATAATATCGACGGGCGAACCCGAAAGAGTTAAAGACAGAGAAAAATAATTTGTGCTTACGTTAATTACGAAATACACACTATTTAAGATAATACCGGTTGTGCCCGAGATTACGCCCGAATCAACTGATGAAAAACTTACACGATCACCAACTGAAAAACCATGAGCGGATAAGGTAACCCTATTGTTACTTGTATCGAAACTACAAGTCTGATAACCTAACAATTCAATATCAACAAAATTAGTTTTTGATGGGATTTTAATGCCTGTCAATGTTAGAACATCTTCGACTTGAGAACTAACAGTTGCAGTTGTACCGAGCGTATTTGAAATACTCTCACCAGGTTTAAAGATAACGTCAGGTTCAACAACCATTTTAAAACTAATTGGTTGTCTTTGATCAAATAAAGGAACGCGTGCTGGTTTTCTTGATTGAAGATCCCATCTTCCCGATGAAGGGATCAATATGTCTTCTCTGGGATAATAGACCTCGACATTATCCTGAAAAATGATTTTAAAGAATAACTCAATCGAGTCCGAGGACCCTCGAAGTCTATAATATTGAACTAAATTTTTGTATAATTTAACCTTATCTGCAACAATTATACCAGGCAATGCGGCTGCAATTTCTTTTTGAATTTCATCCAGATAATCGTGATAGGGTGTATCAATATCGCGGACATTATTAATCGAATCTATTTCATAACTCGGATTATCATGCTTGTTCATGTAATCATAATAATCCCTAAGAAGCTCGATTAGAACAGCCGAACTCTCTCTTAGTTGGCTAGGGATTAAGGACTCGACTCGAACGTTTTCTTTAGTTCTTTTTCTTGATCCGGAAATACTGACGATACTGGTATTAATTACTGACATTGCGCGGAATTGTTTGATAATTAATTGAGCCTGATGTACCTGCTACTGAAATAGTGTCAATTTCACCAGTAACGGAAAGCAATTCATCCGATATTTTTAACAGCTGATTTCGTTTAGGAGCAATATCATTCGAGGATGGTTGTACCACAATACGAATTTTAGTGCTATCATCTGTAACAAAGTTTTCAAGAATGACTTGTCCTTCACTTAAAAATATTTTTCCTACATCACGAATTCGGACTCTTCTATTTGAAACAATACGGTAGAGATAAACCGTTCGATCTCCAAAGGTTTCTCTTCTTGTTATATCGGTATTTACTGTTGGAGAATCGCCGAAATAGTGTTCGACACCTCTTATTAAGAGTTTCGTCGATGTAATCGTATCGCTCGTTGAAAGTAAAGAACCTTCAATGCCATTCGGAAACCTTAGAGTCACAGAATTGAGTGTGTTTGCGACCGGAGTAATTTCCTTAAACATGAAGACTCGAACGAATGAATTCAATATCGAAGGATTCGCAGAATCTATTTGTTTCAGCAATTGAGAATATCTGAAGACACCGTCAAATTTATTTAGATTGTCATTATCGAAATCGTCAATTTTATTGCTTACAACGGCTTGTAATTGAATTCTTGTAAGATCCGTTAAATTTGGATTAAATTTAAAAAATGCTTCAAGTTTTAGGAATGTGTATTCGTGATCCACAATCACCGGCGTAATTGAAACAACATTTTTTCCTTTTAAAATCACAGAAGTTACTTGATTCTTTTGAGAATCATTCATGAAAAGTTCGTCGGCGCCTTCAAGCTTAATTGAAATAAAAACCTTTCCATAGTTTGGAATAATGTTATCTTCTCCACCCCAAACAGAAATGGATTTAACATTAGGGAACTCTCTTAAAATGATTGCTCTGTAATCATCGGCTGTAACAGCTCTGTTCTGAGAAATAAAGGAAAGAGGTGCATTAAATTTAATTGAATCAATAGATTCCTTACTCGTTCCGCCAAATGAAAGAAATTCTTGTACGGCATTTGCATTAACCACAGAAGAATTAGAAGCCGACATTACAACGCTTATCGAACTCGGAGCGTAACCTCCAATTAAGTCGGCAATCTGAAATCTTGAAGCATTGTTTGCAGCTGCACCATTTGTTATTACATATTCAATTTCTACAATTTCATTCGTGGCTGGTTTATCTCCTAGAACATCATCTCCAAAATAAATCTCGTATTTCCCCAATGCATTTTCTTGAACAAAATAGATGAGAGAATTTGAATCAATATTAGTAAATGTCGTAAATTTATTGTAGGTTCTGTATTCATTGGATTGAACATTCGATTTAACACGAACCTGAAGAATTGACGTATCTACATCCAAATCTGGGATTTCAAATTTTTGATCCAAGATTGAATTGTCGATTCGATAAATCATTCTCTTAATTGCACCTTCTTTTAAAACAACATTTGAAAACGAATAGACATTATTTATGAGAGGTGCGCTTAGTGGAACCATATTCACAAAATAATATGTTACAGAATCGACGATCGTAGCAAATCGCGATCCACGCGGTAAAAATACCGATGGATCGGGCGATGTATTTCTTGCAAGAATGCTGATATCCACAGTCGCGGTCGACGCGATGGTCGATCTTGGTATGTAACCCAAGAGTTTTGCGTGAGACACTACATTACCTCGAATCTGAGCACTATCGAGAAATGTTTCATTCAACGAAAAGTGAGCTAGCATCGCGTTGTAGTGCGTATTATATGCTAATACGTCTAAAAACATTGAAAGACCCGAACCATCAAAATTCCAGTCACGGTATTTTGATTGAGATTTAAAATGGTCCTTAATGTTTGTTTTGATTGTATCAAAATCAAGGTCTGTTACGTTAAATTGTGACATGGGAAAGATATTAACGGATGCGTGTAAGATAAATGGTAAAGTCGACTTCTGTATCTATATTAATAATTCGGAAGTATATTGTAACATCGTAACGATTTCGGTCGGAATCATCTATTACATCTACAATAACTGAATCAACTCGAGGTTCACTGCGTTGAATGATCCTTTTAATTGATTCTTGAATGGCTACTACGGTAAGACGATTTACTGGTTCAAACAGATAATTTATAAGGTTGGATCCAATTTTTGGTTGAAAAGGACGCTCATTGTAATTTGTAAGAATAAGATTCTTGACCGATGCTTTTACTGCATCTATATCAAACAATGGAACAATATCACCAAGTTCTTGATCTTGTCGAAGACCTGTAACAACACCCTGACTATTTCGTATTTCTTGAATACTCGTTCTTCGAACGATTGGGTATAGCTGCATCGACAAGTCCAAATCGGAGTACTGTTTATCACGGGAAACAACGGAAATATCTCTTAAATTGGATACAGATATATCGGAAAATTGGTTTGACATTCTACTAGTATTTATATGTTATCCAAGAAAACCGTTACTGGAACCATCATTAAACACGACCTCTGGTATTCGTGGGGCGAGCAACCGTATTAATATGAATCGGTGGTTCCTGAAGAGCCACTAGATTCTCACCTGCTTTAATTGCTAGTTTAATATCCGCCGGTGTTGAAGCATTTAAATGAGCGACATAATCTGCGATTAACTCCTTATTGGCTTGTGCAATTTCATCGATTGTATCCAGACTTGTATTAAACTTTAGGATAAAATTTGCGTCTTCAGAATCTATTCTTTCTAAATCGTAAGAGGCATTTTCATCATTATTTTTAGCATTCATTGTCTCTGGAAACGCGCTTAAGGCAAGAACCTGTGTTTTTATCGTATAGAGTTCTGAATTTTTTCTTGCCTCATTCGCTCGATCTACCTTCTGTATTTCATCCAAAGTTAAAAAGCCGAGGGATTGAAGTTCCTCTGGTGTTTTTCCATATGTCTTTGTTTTAACAAAAATGCCAGATGTTTCAAGTATTTTTACTTGCTTTAAATACTCATCGATTGCCGTTTCTTCTTCCTTTAAACTTGGATCTAAGACTTGTTTCTTAATTTCCGCCGATACCTTTAATTCATATTCCTCCAGTCTAGCATGACTAATTCCGGAAGGACTCTTTGATGTATCGTTAAAAAAGTCTTTTACCGTAGAAACTAAGGGAATCGCATCAAGAGGACTTTGGTTTGGAGTAATCGAATCTTTAGCATCAACCGAAACCAATCCCGTTTCAATATCAATTTTAATGTTTGGTATGGCCGAGCAAATGTCTAATTCCGTTGTATTTGTAATGTCCGATGCTAATTGAATATAACGATCGAGTTCCGGAATTTTACCTTTGTAGCGTTGTAGAACTTGAGCAATGTTTGCTGGAGATGGATCATTTTTGATCGAATTAATGTCATCCTGAAAAGAATAAGCCTCGTTTATCTTCTCTTGGACTTTCGATAAAGCATCCTGACCCTTTTGAATTAAAGTTCCCAACTCTCCAAGGGCACCTTTACCGCTTGCAAGTTTAGTCTTGATTTGATCCTGCACATCTCTTAATGTATTCAGTGCGATATTTTCACCGCACGGTATCTTGGTACTTATAAAATTCGTTGGAATCTCCGGTATTTCGCCCAAGGCGGAAATCGAAGTAATGTTGATATTTCTTAATGTAGCCATATAACCTTAAGTATTTTTAGCAAGGTAAAATATCTTTAAGAAACACTCGGTGGTCCAGTAACTATTAAGCCGCCGGGTCTGTGTAAATGCGTTGTAAGCGAAATCGCCGGTGTACCCGCGGTTACTTGAGTTGTTGCCGTTAGAGTACCAGTTACATCTACATTATTTCTAACGAATGTCTTCGATGCAGTAATTGTTTGTTCGCCGCTTACAGTAAGTGCGTGCGTCGATCCAAATGTTTCAGTTACGGCGCCATCAATGTTTGTTACAAGTGTTTCAGGAGATTCAATTTTAATTTGCTTACCAGTTAAAAACAACAGACCGTTCGTCGTCGAACTATTATTATCGCCGGTAAATTCATTGCGCTTACCTAAAACGATATGACCGTCATTTTTATTAACAAAAAGATCGTTGTTCTCGGCAATGGTTTCATTTTTGTTACCGTTGACGAGAATGGTTGAATCTCTGCCGACACGTAAAACTGAATTAGATTTTATGTTTGCCGCAAACTCTTGACCAATTTCAATCTGTTCCGACTTACCGATCTTTGATTGGCGAGATCCTTTAACGTATTCGGTCTTATTGCCTTCGACCTCGAGGTGATAGTTACCCTTTACAAGATGTCTAAAATCGCCATCGACTGTTAGATTTGCGGATCCCTTGATGTAGATGTTATCTCCGCCGATGATCACTGTGTAATTATTACCCACAATCGTCGTCGTCTTATCTCCTTTGTTATTAATTTCACAATAGGTTCCAGACTTATGCATTTCAAAAAGTCTTTCCGCACCTGGAGTATCATCCATTTCCTTTACGTGCCCAGATTCGCTATGAATTGAGTGGTTGTTGGGATAAATTGGATTTACTACGTCTCCAGTTTTTAAGTTACTCCATGTATTCCGTTTGTAATAAGTGCTTGGTTCCGATATGGCAACAGATACTAATTCACCAGGAATCGCTGTTTCAACGTTTTCTTGTCTTAGTTGTTCTCTGGCTACGTATGCTGTTGAATTAAAGTAATCGCTTCTCGATTCAATAGGAAGATCAACGGAAGATGATTTTCTTGGATGTTTACCGCTTGGATCGGAAAACCCCTTTGATTTATCTCCGCCCGTAGTTATGGACGGAATTGTTCCCATTATAATTGGATCCTGGGCCGAACGACCATCTCTAAAAAAACCGACAACCCAAGACCCTTGAAGCAATCCGGTCGCAGATTGTCCAATGCCACTCATTCCGGCAGAGGTAACAGGAGTCATCACAAAGGCCCATGGCAAAGATTCAGTAGGGATTTGTTCTTTATCATCCGTGTGATAACCATAACAACGAACCCTAACGCGTCCCATTTGCATAGGATCCAGAACATCTTCGACGACGCCAGTAAACCAGCAAAAATTACTTCCAATAAATTGATCAACGTTGTTTATCATATAGTTTTTCCTGAAGTCGGGCTTTTCACGAATGTAAATGGAAGAGAATCTTTTTTCAATTTTATATCCACAGTGTATTCATATTCAAATTTATGCACTGCCGCCGTTACAAGGTATCTGCCGGAAAAGAATTGGTCTTTAATGACATCTCCTTCACTTTCTCCTGTTTTTACACCAACCTGAGGATCGATCGAGGGAGAAAGTTTTAAATCGACCATAACACCGGAATTTACTTTAAAATCTCCGCATAAAGAAACATCATGAATTAAGGTGTCTAAATTTTCTGTATGAGCTTGAGCCTTATTAATTGCACCATTTAAAGTCGGAGAATGATAATTTTTTTTATTACCATTAAATGCTTTAGAATTTGTCGATATAAAATTAACATTTGAGTCTGGATAATTCGACATTGTATCCTTTAAATTATCCTTTTCAGGATGAAAAAACGGCGATATAACATTATTCTTTTCAATGAAGGTCATTTTTTTAAAATCCCTTTCATAATGAAAAATGTTACGCGACATTGTTTTCGTCGAAAGATCCAAATAATTAGTGGTTGATGCGTATGCTCCATTCGCACCAGCAAGATACTTCGACATACGAAAATCAGATGTAATACTTAAAATTCTTCTCGCTCTTTCCTTGTAATCGGCTATCTTATCGGCTTCGGTTGCTCGAGTTGATTTAAAAAACTTACCTTCATCAAACTGTTTGTAGGTTTCTTTTGTTACCATATCTCCTTGAGAAGCAATATGAATGTCACCGTTTAAGGTTTGATAACAGTAAAAAGGACTACCGTTTTGATCATAGGACCTTCTAAGTGCCCAAGAAATTGCGTCCAGTGGTGCTAAATTAGGAACGATAAACTTGCAAGAAGGAGTTACTGATTTCGAAAGAATGATTTTTTTAGGATCGACATTTAAATCCTTTTCTAAAACACTCTTTATAAATTCTCCAAGAGTTCCAGAGTATGCACGAGAGATGCGTTTTAATTTAGATAAAAAAGCATAAGGTGAAATTGCAGAAATACTAAAGACTTGTAGACGATTGGTTAATTTACCCAACAACGGGTATTCTGAAATAAGAAAATCTAAATTAATAATTTGCTCATCCGTGGAACCATAATCTTTACGAGCAATGACCACATTAATTACTTCTTGCCCCGTGAGTTTATATTCTTCAATAATGTTAACTGTGTCTTTGACGTTTAGATTTAAAATTAAGGAGGTGCGATAGATACTTTCTGTGATTGTAAAGTCTGTAACAAAGGTTTTTATGTCGACCTTATCGCCCTTATGATTCGACAGTACAACGGCCTGCAACGAATAGCGTGTAGGCAATTCCGACTCGGACGTACCAGAAAGAACACTTATGTTATTATTAAGCATTTAGTATCTTTTTATAAGTTTGAGCAAACCTATAAATTGCATTTGGGTTCACAACCTTGATTCTCTCCCTTGCATCATTTAAACGAATTTCTTCTTCAAGATTAGTAACAAGTTTTAAGTTGGCACGATTGTATTCGGGTTGTAGTTCTGGAATACTTCTAGGATCGTAAATTGTCTTTCCATCGAATGTTTCATAGTGATGCGGAGCCAAACGCCGTTCGAAAATTTTATCAATTCTTACTTTATTTCCCGATGTCTGACCAACGATCTCTTCTGGCGGAAGTTCTCTAAATGTTCCAATTGTATTTCTCAATATTAATTGAGAAAGTTGTACGTTCTTTCCAGCTAAAAACGCTTCGGCTCCAGAAGTAGTTCCTTTAATAATTTCTCCATCAACATAAACAGATTTTCTTTTAATGTCTTGAAACTGCACACTTGCTTTTGCGGTTCCATCTAATCCTGTAAAATTAACCACCGCGCCGCCTTCAATTAATGAAATCTGGAAAGTATTAGTTTGTGCATTGATCACGTAATACGTTTTCGAAGAAATAACACCCGTTGTACCGACGATTGATTGAAAATTGACACGAGTTCCATTAATTAAACCGTGAGAAATTAAAGTGACTAAATCGTTACTAACGGTCAATGTGCAATCTCGATTTTCGGTAGGTACAAAACGATCGAAAAGGTTAAATTTTCCGGCAAGTGAAGTATCCTCGAATGAATCCAGTGTTGATGTAAGTTGAATTTGAGGTGCCGTTTGAATTACAATACCGGTGTATTCCGTATCCATATACGTTTCAAATTCGCTTTGACTCATCGGCCAGCTAGAGAGCCCATTCTTTAAATCATCGTTACAAAGAAAAAAGGTCCAATAGTATTCTGGAGTACCGTAAAGAATATTAGAAACAATATCCGGACGATCACCAGATTGAATATTGTAGTACTGATATGTTGAAATATCATCGAATAACGTTTTGTCAATTTTGATATATCTAAATATATCTGTAATTGTTGTACCAATGTTTAGCGAATTAAAATCGTATTGGGTTTTCGGAAACTGTTTAAAAAATGCCATGGTATTAAATAAAAGAATCTGCAGTCTGAATTTGTTTTGATTCTCTACGACTTAATGCAACAATTTCTTTTCTGGTCAGGGCTTTAATTTCTTGGAATGTAAGTTGAACATCCGATTCGAGTGGGCTTCCATCATTATGGAATATGTTTGTTGATCCGTTATATACAGCAGACATTCCTGTAAGATATGATTCGAAGATTGCAGGAATAAATTTGTTTTCCTTACCAGAACCATTAAAAAATTTAATTGTAAATGTAGGAGGATATTTTAAAATCAATTCGTCGCCTTCCGGATACATTTTTGCCTGAAAAAGGTCAATGATATTCTTAATACTTTCTGCTTCCTTTTGTTTTCGGCTTACTAGTTTAAATGCGAAACTAAAGTTTCTTATGGTTGAATTTTGAAATGTTGTATTAGTATTAGGAGAAACGACCTGTCTATTGGCAAAGTCGATAACCTCTGCTCCAACTCCAGGTATTGCCAAACCTCTTTTTGCAGCAATACTTGCTACTGCTGCCGCATTCGTATCTTTTACCTTATTTAAAAGTGCATTTGCACCAGCGGATACTTTTCCTTTTTCTGCTACTATTGCCTTGGCAGCAATATCACCAATAATGCCAAGGTCAATGCTACCGTAACTCATATTATCTCCAAAGGCAAGACCTTGCGGAATCGGAAGACACACAGTATTTTCTTCTTGATCGTTTACAGTAAACGTCATAAAAGGCCAATTATTTTTTTCGTTCGCTAATTCTTGTGGAAACGAATAAATAGAGCTTGGTTTGTTCTTTTTGAGCATTGGAATAAATAGCTATTTATATGACATACAAGGGTACCTTCACGCCTAAGAATACATCCAAATACCGTGGCAATGCATCGAACATTGTTTATCGCTCTCTTTGGGAGCGGCAGCTTTTTAAATGGTTGGACGAACAATCATTTGTTGCTTCATGGAGTTCGGAAGAGGTTGTTGTGCCTTATCGATGCAAGACGGACGGCAGGATGCATCGGTATTTCGTTGATGTCAAGTTTGAATTTACGGATGGCCGAATCATGTTAATTGAGGTAAAACCCAAGAAAGAAGTAAGCCCACCGAAGAACCCCGGTAAAAAAACTAAAAGATACATTACAGAGGTTATGACCTATGCAAAAAACATTTCGAAGTGGGAGGCGGCAACCGAGTACGCCAGCGACCGCGGGTGGGTTTTTGAGATTTGGGACGAGGACATGCTTCGAAGGCTTGGCATTAAAATACTGTAGTTTGTTATAAATAGTAGGATGCCAGTATCACTTTTCAGCAAATTAGAGACTCAATTCAATTCCACAGGATTTGAAAAACGTTCTGCTGAGGCAAAGGCTTGGTTCATGTTAAAAGTAAAAGAACTCAACGGCAGAATCAACCGCCGCGAACTTCTTCGTGATACAAAGTTACAGCAAAGATCGACAGCCATCTTGGGCAATATGTATATGTTTGCCTATGATCCGAAACTAAAAGCTGAACTTCCATATTACGACCGATTTCCTTTAGTTATTGTCATCGGGCCCGCGCCCGGAGGTTTTCTAGGATTAAACCTACATTACCTTCATCCTAAGATTCGAGCAAGGTTTTTGGATAAATTACTTGAAACCATATCCGCCGATGTTCTTACAGAAAAAACAAGACTCAAGGTCAGGTACAAGCTATTAGCCGGAGCAAAGAAATATCGTGAATTCGCTCCTTGCTTAAAACACTATTTAAAGGATCATATGATGACAAGAGCATCGCAGGTATTTGCTCCGGACTGGGAAACAGCGATCTTCTTGCCAACGGAACACTTTAAAAATGCAAAGAACGCTGAGGTTTGGCGCGATTCACGTAAACAATATCTGTCGACATAAAGAATACTCGCATGTCAAATATCCAAGAACTTAAAGGTTTAGTAAATAGACGATCGGGTCTTGCTCATCAAAACAGATTCTTAGTGCGAATTACTCCTCCGCAAAAAATTTCAGTGAATGGATCGGATTTTAACATTCTATGTGAAAATTGTACTCTTCCGGGTAGACAAATTACAACCTTTGACTATCAACTATTGCGCCAATCAATCAAGGTTCCGAATGGCTACATAAACGAAGAAGTCGCTTTTTCGTTTTTATTGACCAATGATTTTTATGTTAAAAAGATATTCGATTCTTGGTCGACATCGGTGATTAATTTTGACAATTATCGAGCAAATTATCTTGAAGATTACAAAGGTACGATTCAAATATATCAGTTAGACAAACATGAAAATAAGGTTTACGGCGTGGAACTAATGAATGCATTTCCAACGTCACTAAATAGTATTCCTTTAGACAATAATTCAGAAAATACAGTTCAACGATTTGCAGTATCAATGGCATACGAAGATTTCTTCGTCTTGCCACTAAATTATAAACCAGCTCCCGAGTCACTTTCGAACGCGAAGCCGCTCGAAGAATAAGAAAATTTCCGCTTGAATGATAACCACAACACATAATTAATCACATGCCACTACCAATCCTAGAAACACCGAAATATGAAATGACTCTTCCGTCTACCGGAAAAAAGTTAACATATCGTCCCTACCTCGTAAAAGAAGAAAAACTTTTAATGATTGCAATCGAATCTGAAGACCAGAAGCAGATCATGCAGGCAATGAAAGATACTGTTGCTTCCTGCACATTTAATAAAATTGATCCAAATTCATTGGCTATTTTTGATCTGGAATACATCTTTCTGAAACTAAGAGCCAAGTCTGTTGGCGAAATTGCAAAGATCGGTGTTAAATGCTCAAGTTGTGAAAAAACAACATCCTGCGAGGTAAACATCGACGACATTAAAATGGATGTTGAAGAAAAACCATCGAACAAGATTAAACTGAGCGATAAAATCGGAGTGATTATGCGCTGGCCAAGCGTTGAATTCGTAACCGACATGGGAGCCAAGTCAAAAACCGATCAGAAATCCGCAGCATTCGATGTTGTGGTTCATTGCATCGAAGCAATTTTTGATGAAAAAAAGATTTATCCAGCATCAGAGCAATCGCAAGAAGAAATGTTAGAATTCATTGAATCATTGAATCAGTTACAATTCCAACAGATCCAAGAGTTTATCGAAAAAATGCCAAAACTTGAAAAGGAAATATCCTTTACATGCAAGCATTGCCAGAAAGATAACAAAGTTGTTCTAAAAGGACTCCAGAATTTTTTCTAATAGCCCTCTCGCATGATACACTCGTGAATCATTACCAAACAAATTTTGCAATGATGCAGCATCACAAATACAGTCTAACAGAACTTGATAGCATGATGCCATGGGAGAGGGAGATATACGTTTCTCTTTTAGTTGACCATATTAAAGAAGAAAACGAAAGAGCCAAGAAGAAATTTCAAAAATAAACGACCATGCCTGAAAAAGACAAAACATTTCAAGATATTTTATCGGAACTTCAAATTTCGAACAAAGGTAGTTTTAACCAAGTATTTCAGCTTGAAGGTATCCAAAAGTCGTTGCTTATTACTGAACAAGCTACGACAGCAAGCAGCGATGCCAATAAAACACAGAATAGTGAAATGGTTGCTCGTTTAAATGAGTTGGTAAATAATTCGGAAAAAAGCTTGAATTGTTTAACTAAGATTCTTGCGAACACGCCTAAAAAAGGATCGCAAAAACCTACAGCAAACGATAAGGAAATTGTGGCTGGGTTATCCTTTATTTCAAATTATGCAGAATCAAATGGTATTAGTTTAATTGCAATTGAAGAATATTTGAAGAATATTGAAATTTCAAATGAAGAAATTATGGTACGCGTTGGCTCCTTAGTTGATGCCGCAAACAGAGGTAGTTCTCTGAAAGATTTAGAAAATAACAAGGAGATGCTTGAAATATTTGAAAAAATTCGAGAGGCTCTAGAAAACAAGAAAAAAGAAGAGGAGGAAAAGAACGAAAAACCGGAAAAACCAGAAATGAGTTGGGGTGCATGGGCGGTTGCGGTGGGTGCAGCTCTATTGGGTTTTGTTACAAGCTTTGTTGCAGAATTGGCAATCCAAGCCAAAGAGGTATTCAAAAGCCTCACTAAACTTTTAGACTTTCGTCCATTACTAGCAAAAATTAAAGGTTCAAAGTTTGTTGCTGAAATAACAAAAGCATTTAAAAGTATTGTTGAAATTGGAGAACGTCTTTCTTCTAAAACTAAAGCATTGTATCAAACAATTAAACAATCAAAATTTGGTACGTTTATAACTAAATCATTCGATGATATAATTGGAATTGTTGAGCGTTTTGGTTCTAAGGTTAGAGCATTGTATCAAATAATAAAACGATCTGCATTGATTGGTTACATTACAGAATTGTTTCAAGGTTTTACGAATTTAGGAAAGGGTATTTCCGAAGCATTTGAGCCGGTCATAAAAAAATTCAATCTTATAAAAAGAGTATTATCTATCGGTACTGAATCTACTAGTATTGTAGGAAAATTAATTAATTCTTTTAAAGGTATTAGTTCTTTTTTCGGTAAAATGAAACTTGTTACAGCTGTAATGTTTAGATTTGGTAAAGCATTAGGTTCGTTTATTGGTAAATTAAATGTTCCGTTTCAGGTGATCATGGGTATATTCGATTCGATTACTGGCTTCATTGATGGTTTTGCAAAAACTGAAGGCAATTTCATAGATAAACTTTTGGGAGGGCTCAGAGGCGGTGTTAAAAAATTCCTTGATGGTCTTATTGGTGGTATCTTTAATATCATGAAGAGTATTGTTTCATGGGCTGCCGGAGCATTGGGTTTTAAAGATTTAGAAAAAATGCTTGACAGTTTTAATTTTGGCGACATCGTTGATAAAATAGGTATTGGGCTGGGTTTTGTAATGAAAGCAGCCGGAGGCATATTTAAGGCACTCGGAAATGTTAGTGGTATCTTTGGTAAATTTGCCGGTGCATTTGGTAGTATTCTTGGCAAAATAGCTTGGCCAATTACCGCAATCATTGGTTTATTTGATTTAGTTACGGGGTTTATCGATGGTTTTCAGAAAACTGAAGGCAGTTTTATTGATAAAATTATAGGAGGGCTTAAAAATGGGCTTTCAAACCTAGTTGACGGTCTTATTGGAGGACTCCTTAATATGCTGAAGGGCGGAGTTTCATGGATCGCGGGAGCATTAGGTTTCGACGGTATTGCTGCAGCTTTGGATAGTTTTAGTTTCACTGATATTATCAAGAATGCAATTAATGGAGTAATCGATACTGTTGTAACATTTTTTACGGATCAATTCGCCTTTATTAGTTCAATATTCTACGGGCTAAAAGACCTTTTTAGCGGAGAAAAGGATCTTAAATCCATATTTTTAGATGTTATGGGTGGTTTAGTTAAAACGCTTTTATCTCCGTTAAATGCAATCTCAGGATTATTTGGATTCGATCTTACAAAGAAGGCGCTCGATCTACTTGGTCTGCCTTCAAGCGGAAGCAGTGGTGCAGCAGGTGCAGCAGGTGCAGCAGGTGCAGCCGGTGAGTCTTCGCCGATTACTGCTGCTCCATTAGGTGCATCTGAAGATCCATTAGGACTTAAACCAAGTAAAATTACTGCTGCTCCATTAGGTGCATCTGAAGATCCATTTGGTCTTAAATCTCTCGATGGACTAAAGTCTGCGGTTAATACGATTGCTGAAGAATCACCTCTTAGATCGACAAGAGTGACGGATGCTGATATGTTAGACGCATACGAGCAGACGGCGTTGCTCGATGAAACACAAAAAGCTGTGTTAAACTCCGATGAAGAGTTGCTTAACACTTATGCCAGAACAGCGCAACTTGAACGAAGTGATTCGCCGATTGTTGGCGCCGAAATGAATGCACTTGAAACCGATACTGCTCGTACCGAAGACGCTTACACAAATGCAGCAAATGCAGCAATGATTAGTGCATCTTCGGGTGGTGGAGGTGGTGGTTCTTCAAGCCGAACCATCAACAACGACAATAAATCTGTTACATATAATTCGAACAACATTCCCGACCGTACCTCCTGGATGTTGACTCCACAATTTTACTAAAAAAGAGGGTCCCCTTTCGAGGACCCTCTTATCATGATATAGAGATTAAGCCGATACGGATTAGTCTTCCTTTGCTAGCTTGGCAAAGTAACTAAGGGTGTCTCCGGTATCTTCTTCATCGTCGCTGCCTGTCTCGACAGGCTTAAATGCTTCTCTTGGAGCAGCCGCCTCAACAGTGGCTTTTCTTGGAGCTGGTTGTGATTCGCTCAGTTCAACCGCTTCCGCAGTTGTAAGAACCTGACCTTCTTCACCGAGAACTTCATACAACTTACGTTTCAGTTCGGCGTATGACTTGTAGTTCTTCGGATCGACGAAGTCCTTGAGAGCGTGCATTGAGTTGTAGATGGTTTCCAACTTAGCTTCATCTCCACCAAAGAGAGGAGCCACAGGAGCAAACTCCGACTTATCGTAGTTGCGGTAACCCTCAACATTACGAATCTTGAGCTTGAAATCGGCACCGGTCCAGAAGTCGAATGGATTCACTGGCTTCTCATCTTGAAAGGCTGGCTGCATTACGTCCAGCATCTTATCAAAGATTTTCTTGCCGTATTTGTAAAGGAACACTTTGCCTTCGTTGGCTGGATTTGCCGGATCGGAAACAACAAGAATGTTTGAAACATAGTGAAGGCGGCGTTTCTGAGTACGAGCGACTTCCTTATCCTTCTCATCACCAGAATTCCAGAGCTTGGAATTGAGTTCACCAACGGGGTCTTGCTGACCAATTGAACTGAGAGAGTTCTCGATGTACCAACGTCCGGTTGGACCCTTGAAGCCATGGTCCCAGTAACGGACCCATGGGAGTTCCTCACCAGCCTTAGCCGGAAGGAAACGAATAACGGCATAACCGTTACCAGCTTTATCTACGATGGGAGCCCAGAGGCGGTCGTCCGTGTAGGATTTCTTCTCGCCGCCACCGGCGACTTTTTGAGCAGCCGCTGTAAGGCTACTGATTGCAGTATTGCGATTATTTTTTAGATCTGCGAATGACATAGTATTTTAGTATGGTTGTGTATGACTAACATGTATGATAATATCCTTTATTCCCTATTTGTAAACCCTAAAAGCACAATCTGACGTAACTTTTTTATGTCTACTTTCTGTTTGAGGAATGGCTTGAACTTTATAACTTTCTTGGAAAACTCAGGCCATAGAATGGTCTCCGTAATCTTCGAGCGTTTCATAAAGCCCACCATAATGTCGAGAACTACCAAGGTTTCAAGCTCAATAGTTTTGTCCATCACCAATGTCGCAATTCGTGGATGAGCTCCATTCTCTGACTTGAATAAGTCATCAAATGAAATCCCACTACCCTTACAGTGCTCCACCAGTCTGTCTACTTGATCGTCAAAGAAATAACTCATTGATTCTATTCTTTTTAGATAGAACTTGTAGTTATCATCTGCCGATTGTTCAACTAGATTGCCTGCCCAGCACTTACCCGTATCCAAGGATGCAAAGTTCGCAACCAGGAAGTCAATCAAAATTTGTTTGTCGGAATACTTCTTGGCCAATTTAGCAAAGAAATATTTGTCCTTACGTTGAAAGAACGACTTCTGGGTCGCAGAAGTTTTAAAACTGTATTTAATTGCGTCGTAAGAGTCACTCTCGAAATGCAGTTTAACACTATTATATATTAGGTAGGCGTCCCAGGGCTGCATTTTAGTTTGTCAATTTCCTGTCTGATATGATCTTTTATTTTAAATTCAAGGTCAATCATTTTGCAATCAAAGTATTGTTTGAGAGTGGTTTCATATGAAACACTGGTTTCCTTAACCTTCATCTGATCAAGAACTGTAATAGGTGGTGTCGTTACGGCACCCCAAGTAGGAGGAAAGTTAATGCCCGCATTTGTGGACTGAATGGCGTAACCACCACTGGCGTAACTACCACTGTATGTACTACTACCGGATGTAATAGTATAGTCGGTAACCGATTGTTTTACTGCAACGGGTTCTTCCTTTACAGGCTCGGGCTTCGGCTTAGGATATAACTCCTCAAGTTTTTCAATGAGGCTGTCACTGATGGTATTCATATAGAATAATTTGATGGATTGCTTTCGACGCTATAACTTTTACTTGGGCTTTTCCACTTAAAATTTACTTCTGGCTTAATCCAGCTATTATCGAGCCAAACTGTTTTATTGTTAGGATAGGCCACCCATTGACCGGTATTTAAACTGATAATATGATGATTTTTATGCTGGTCCGGTATTTCCGACCAGCCATCCTTTGCCCAGTCAATTGTAAATATGTAATTGCCCCTACGAGTTATTTTATCTCTTCCATAACAATCAACAGGCATGTTTTTTAGAAAGTTAAACTGATGGACGGTACTGCACCTACTAAAACCATCCCACCATACACATATATCCAGCGGTAATGGGTCGCATGGTTTACTGCAGATCATATGCACCGGTATCCGTGCCCATTGCGCTCCGTTTTCGAGCATAACCTGAAACACTGGTACACCGTGCGGCTCCGCTCTAAAACCAAAAACAAAACCATGGGTAAATTCACCATGACCTTCTTGTTCATCGAAAAGGAATTCATTTCTTATAAGGCACGGTGTGTAAGGCGTGTCTAATAGAAAAGACATTATTTAATAAAACTTGAAAGCGAATTGCCCTTCGGTAATAGATTGCGTGTCATTGCTTCGGCTTCGATTTTAGATTTAATGACAGGAGAGATAAGTTTACCAACGTCCAATGGGTCAATTTGTAGTTCTGCACAATAGTGAAGAGCGGCTTCAATATAGGACATTCCTTCTTTAGAAACTAAACTTTCAATCGTTTGAGTAAGACTCTGCTTTGTTGGAATATCCTTTAACATAATTTTAGTTTCTTCTGCCAAACATTTTATTTGGACTGTGATAGTGCTTCTGAATAATAACCGTTGTTGGCTGTGGTCGATAATGACAGATGGAGTGTGGTACATTTTCCAGATGAAAAACTCGGCAATGTGGTCCGTGCTGTCTTTGAAGAACAACCGAGTGATGAACGACTTCATCGTGGTAATAAATTGGTTCTTGCTGATAAACAATAGTTCGCTCGTTTGTTCTGCCAACAATGCTGCCAATAATTAATCCCGCGCCGGCGCCATACGCCGCTCCGCGGAGTGAATTATGTCCAAGACTGCCGCTATTGTTGCCAATAATTGCACCAGCAATGGCACCAATGATGGTACCGTTGACAGTTTCCGGACGAAGATTTTGAGAATAGGCTGGCGTTAAAAATGATAACATTAAGCCGAGTGTAAGAATAGTTTTCATAGGTTTAATTAACGGTGGAGTTCTACGCGTTGAATACGATAGTTAATAACCGTTTCAGGAAGGTTCATGTCCTTTACAATTTTGGCACGTTCGGGAGAATTGTCAGTTTCATAGTAGTACATGATACCATATACGAAATGGCTGTTCTTGTATTTATTAAAGTTAAGGAGCTTTTCAATCTGTGCCTCAAACGGCATGTCCGAATAGAATTTCGGTGACGGATTCGTGTCGCTCTTGACTTCAAGAGGATACAATTCATTCAGTTTTTCCAAGACTGATTTTTTGCTTCCGATGATGACTGTACTCATCCGAGCAATCGTCATTACATCTATTGGTTCTTTTTCAAGAGTGTCCATAGTTTATAGAATTCTGAGGAGCACAATGTCACCATTAATGCGCCCATTTGGTTTTGCAATCTTAGTAGTGAGTTTTACCCACGCCTTTTCAAGTTGTTTCTCTGTGCTTCCTACGGCAATAGGAATAAATTCATCGGGCTTACGGAGACGGATGCAGCGGGAAGCCACCTCATCAAAGTTCTGGATAGTGGTACCCTTGATAGTAAACCCAGTGGTTACCGTGCAAACATAATCAAACAGTACCCGGGTCTTCACATTGAAGGCAAGGAGACGATAGGCTCCCACAACCCGAATAGGATTGATGGAGGTAATCTTAAACTCCTCACTGTGCTTGAGGTACTGGAGCTTTGCAATCTGCTTTGTGGCAGCCGTGGGCTTCTTCTCACGCGGTGCTTTGGCAGCCTTGACGCTCGTCTTAAACATGGTGAGATCATCAATCATTGCCGACAGAGCATCAATGCGCATGAGCAGCTGCTTCTTGGTATAGAAGCCATAGGCTTCAGCAAGGTACTCGCTGGCGCCCGTGTGGGCATCAGTCATTTCGTTCAGCAACTTCTTAAGGTAATCTTCCACAAAAGTGCATGCTGCAGCAGGAAGTTCGTACTGCTGCATCGTCTTATACACTGGAATGACTCGTACTTCATTGCCCGAATCGCACCATTCATCCATAAGCACATCAAGATCCATAATCATGGTCCGCGTGCATTTGGCCTTGAGGTGATCCATTGGAGAAATACCAGTCGGCTTTTCAGCGGTAACAGTTTCAACTGCATCTCGATGTTTCAGCTTTTTGCCTTCAAAGATTGAAGTGGCAATCGCTTCTTTCACAAAGATGTCGCAGGCAATCTGAGGTAATGCATCGCTCCGAAGTGACTTGAGATAGTCATTGATTCCAGGATGAAATTTCGGCATTCCTTTATTCATGCATGTACAAAGAGTACCTGTCGTCATACCAGGAGAATAATCTGGAGCAGCTTTCACTGCAGAAATATCTTCCTTTGTGTAGCCATTATTGACCATCCATTCCAGAACGGCTGGCTTGCTGTCCTTTGCTGTGGAGTAATAGTTGTAGAAATTAAAGGACCGAGAATACTCCTTCCAGAATTGTTCCACAGGCCAAGTCTCCCAACCATCCCAGATTGGTTCTTCTCCCGTATAACGAGAATCAAGCGCTTTGATTCCACCGCCGGCTTTGCGTTTACCTCTTTGCATATTAATCAATGAATTCGACTTGGGTTTCAGATTCAGATTCTGATTCAACTAAAGCCGGGATCTCAATGTGTGTTATACCCTCGACACGAAACGCGCGCCATCCCTCATTTTCAACATCATAGACGCAAATCGCATCTTCGCTTTGAATCCGCGGAGTATTGCCGGTGGGTCTATGTTCTTCTGGAATAAGATCGAGTGAAAGAGTCGCTTGCAAAACTCTTGATTCACCATTAACTTTTGTAAAGAAAACCGTTACGACGGAATTTTCTTTTAGAATATCCTTGATTTCAGTGTATGTGTATTTTTTCATTATGTAGATATATTAAAGTGAAGTCGGTCAAATGTAAACAACAAAAGCATCGTTTCAAAGGAGCCTACTCAAAGAAGATTCTTTATAAAAGATAAACCACCATAAGTGGTCGTAGTTGATCGATGATCTACTTCTGAGTGAAAGTAAGCTCTTTTGAAACGATGCTTTCAGAGGTTATTTATTACTTTAGGTTTTTGTAGACCTTGGCCCAATAGGCTTCCAGATTCTTTTGCTTGGTGTCCGAAATCGGAGCCGCCACACGGCGCCAAGAACTACCGCCACCGTTCCAAATAAAACCAAGCTCTTTTTCGGTGGCTTTACGGTTCATGGTTTTTTCAATGTGTTTTGAGTAGAAATTCAGAACGCCTCTGGCGACCTCCCGAGAGGTAATTTCGTCGAACATGTCGGCATGTCTGTAATTCTTACCGGTGATACGGTTAAAGTCCTTGACCATCACATCATGAATCTGAAGGATTCCAAGGGCTTTACCGCGGTCGCCGATGGCAGCAGCGTTGCCGTTGCTTTCGGTACGCACCAGGGCTTCAATCAAGCGGTCAACATTTTGAGCCGAAACGGTAGCGGTAATAGCCAGGATTGCGAGGATATGTTTGACTTTCATTATGATACAATCATAAACAAAACCGTGTCAAAGTAAATCAAATAGATTGTCCTAAGTTGTTATTAACCAACAACCCTAATTAATGTCCACGAATCCATCCCGACCGACCGTTGGAATAAGATTTCTTTTTTTCACGCTCTTGGCGCCAGCTTGGTCCACCTGGAGCTGTACGCCAGGTTTTTTTTCTCAGCCCAAGGGTCTTTTCTTCGAGTCTGCCTTCACCTGCCGGTCCGAGTCGAGGAACCGCAGCATCAATATCCAGTTGCATTTTGGTTCGGCTAATGCCAATTTTATTGGCCAAAATCCAAAGTGTGGTCTTTATTGCGCGAAGCTCTGGCCATTCATTGAGTTGAGCATAGGCAACCATTTCCAATTTACTGTTGTAAAGTTCTTGGGCACGTTTAATTTTCATTATGATACAATCCTACACAAAACTCTTTGAAAGTAAATATCAAAGAATTTTATAAGTGATTGACTATCAATTATCACTTAGAAGTTGCACGGAAAACACCATCCCAGAGCGGTCCAGGATCGGCTTTTTCAAGGTCATCTATACGTTCTACCATCATGTCGTAGTAATCACTTAGAAAAGTCATATGTGATTTTAAATCAACGGCTAATACACGTGCCTTGGTCCATTCTCTATTACGGTAGAAATCAAGAAAATTGTTGTGGGAATCTGAATAGACGCGTGTACCTCTGTTGAATACGGTGTAAATCTTCACACCTTCTTTCTTACCCTTTACCGCAATGCAATCCAGTTCCAACGTGGGATATACGTCCTTCACATATTCTCGGGTGATGGGACCAATTACAAATTTGACTCCGTAGGGTTTAGACTGACCCTCAAGACGAGAGGCAAGGTTCACCGAATCTCCGAGGCAGGTATAATCGAACCGTTGAGTCGATCCCATATTACCCACAACAACGGTACCCGTATTTACGCCAAGACCCATTCCGAATGCAGGGATACCTTCCTTGGTGACCTCATCGTTGAATGCCTTGAGACTTCCCAGCATCGTTAGACCCGTTTCAACTGCGTGTAGAGCATGATCCTTGTCATCGAGTGGTGCGTTCCAAAAAGCCATCTGAGCATCACCAATGTACTTATCCAGCGTCCCTTGGTTGTCCAGAATGGCTTGCGTCATTGCCGTCATGTACCGATTCATAATTTTCGTGAGACCCTGAACATCCTTGCCGTAGTGTTCGGAGATTGCGGTGAATCCACGAACATCGGTAAACATAATGGAGAGTTCTCTTGACTCACCGCCCAGTTGGAGGAGGTCAGGATTCTTTTGGAGTTTCTCAACCATGGCGGGAGATAGGTACGTGCCAAACTGTTTCTTGATTTGCTGTTTCAGTTTAAACTCCATGATGAATCGCATGAAGAGAGAACCAGCCCAGACTACCGATGCTGTACCCACAATCCAAGTATAGTCGGCAAGGAGACCTTTATCGAATAAATGAAAGCCGTAATAAACGGGAAGACATACCGCAATAAGATACACACCAAGATTCAAGGCATATCCCAAAAATGAGATCGCTCCAATCAGAATGAGCGCTGCACCGACACCGATTGCGATTTCATATAGATCAAACTCGGCTGGGCGTTCAAGTCGGTTACCATCAAGAAGCATCTGAAGAGTCTGAAGGCTGAATTCGTGTCCGTACGCCGTACCCAATGGAGTTGCCACGGTATTTGCAAGACCTTCAGCCGTAAGGGCAATCACTACAATCTTATCCTTTACGTGCCATTCATCATCGGTATACGGAACTGACTTGAAGGTATATTTAAAATTGATCCACACGCGCCCATTGCCATCAGTCTTAATTGGAGGAGTGCCCGGAACCCGAATGGCAGAAACACCAGATTCTGTAACCTTGATCTGGAAGCTGGGTTGGTTGCCGAATACCCGAAGGATTTCCAGTGGCATTGTGGGATACTTTTCTTTTTCAATCTGAATCATGAGCGGCAATCTACGCACCACGCCATCAAGCTCTGGAGCCGTCAACAACATACCCACGCCCGTGGAAGCCTCACCAATCTCTTTGAGTGGTCCGATTGCCGCAGGGTAGTCAAATAACCAATCATCCGTATTACCACCAATTGTGGCAACTCCGCGTGGAATCGGAATGCCCTTACCCTTTAGTGAAGCTGATTGGCCTGTAATAACGGGAAACTGACTCAGTATCTCGATGAATTCTTTATCGCCGCCAAGACGGTCAGGCTCAGCAAAAATAATGGGTAATACAACACCGGTTGCTCCAGACTCCATGGCTTTTCTTATTGCGCCTGCAAGTTCCGTACGCTTCCATGGCCACTGTCCATTCTTTTCAAGCGCCTTCTCGTCAATCTCCACAATCACAATACTGTCGGACGCTACCTTGTCCTGCTTCCGTTGGTAATAATCCAGACCTTTGAGACGCATTACCTCAATAGGATACGGATTTGCAATGCGGAGACTCACGGCAACCGTGAGAAGCATAAGACCAACAAGAAGAATTCTGAGTGTGTGTTTGTTCATTTCTGAATGATGTTTACCTTGAGTTTGTCTCCGAAGTTGAGTGGGTATACCGTGGTTCCATTGGAGTCGGTAATCTTAAATGTTGCACTTGTGTCGGCTTTTAATTTGTATTGAATTGTACCTTTGGATGTCGAAAGATTCATTATAGCGTTTGTACCGTCGGTTGTAAACCCATTATTGACCGTTGCCGTAACAATCAAGGTGGGTGATATATTTACCGATGTTGCAATAGTGACCTCTGGATTCTTGGAGATGACCTCTGCTACGGCTTGCAGTATTTCTGGCTGCATTGCCTTTACATCGATGATGGCGGTTTTAGTTTCTTCTACAGGCTTTTCTTCAGCCTTAACTTGAGTAGACGTACTAGGTTCAACCTGAGCAACCGCAGTAGAGGAATCACTCTTGCCGCTTGATTTTTTGTTTGGTTTATCATCTACCGATTCGGATGTGTTTGCCTGTGTCTGTTTCTTGGCTTCCTTTACCGCACTTGTGACGGGCTTCGGAGTCTCAACAAGAATCAAGTTATTGATTTTGCTTTCATCTTGAAAGTTAAGTATGACGGGATTTGTAGGAGCGGACTGCATTGACGCGATAAAGGTCGCCTGATATGCCTGAGTCATAAGGACACTTCCTGCTACATTCGACACCTCGATGACTCCCACGGTTCCAGGAGTTGCGCTATACTCGGGGCGTGAAGGTAATAGAATGATGAGACTCTTACCATCCTCGGAGACGGTCATTGAAAAATCCGTACCACGAACAGAAATCTTTGCGGTAGGAGTTTGGACCTTAATGTTTTCTCTGCTGTTCTTTGCAATAATACCCGAAGCATAACGAACGGTACCGAATGCCGTTTTCATTCCGACCTTACCCTTACCACTTGCAGGATCATACACAAATTCATCGATCTTGAGCTTCGAGAACTCAGTGATCTGCATTACTGTATGATCCTCGAATTTAATGGATACCCGAGCCTTTAGTGTCTCGATGGTATCATCCTGCTCTATCTCTGTACCAATTTTACCTTCTAACTTATCCTTTCCACGAACAATCTGAGTGGGACCAGTAACCTCGGTCAGTTTCCCGACCGAGGCACTGGCTTCAGATATAAAAATAACCGCAAACAAAAACAGTGCTGCGGCTATGCGCATACATTAGGGAGTCGGAGGCGAGATAGTCGCAGTTGGATTTGCGGCGCCGTAGTTCGATGTACCCGTAGTCATAATAGGAGCAGCAGCCGTTGTGGTCTGGATAATCTGAACGGTATTATTACTACCAGTTAAATTATAGACGAGCTTCTGCTGTTCTATTCCAGCCTGATAGACGGTGAGGTTATTCGTGCTACCCAGGATGGTAACATCTTGATAATGTCCGCCTCTCTGAGTTGATGCACCAACGCTTCCGATCTGAGTTGATTTTATGACATTCGAACTACCGGTAATGTTATAATCAACCCAGTTGTACGAAGCATTCTCAAATCCGAATTTCATCGTGTTTGAACTACCAACTACATCAATGGTGACATCGCTGTTCGCAATGGTCGCCTTTGATGTATCGGTATCAGAGGTGTGATCGACGGAGACATCCTTATTCACTGTGAGCGAATTTGTGTTTCCGACCAACGACACATTGAATGTATTGCTGCCACCATTCATGAAGTATTTCTGAGTGTTCGTATTACCCGTGGCAACAGCGAGCAAGCTCAGATTGTTGGCTCCGATAATAGAGAAGTCAGTACTGTTGCTATCTCCCATCTGGCGAGTTTCAAAGGTGATGTTATCGCCGGTGATGTTACTTGCAACTCCAGAGGAGCCGATTCGATTCAGGCTGCCGACCTGAATTAGGGTTGTGGAACCCGCGGTTGTGATTTGATTCACATATATCTGATTCTGGGCAAAGGCTGGAGTTAATAGCATAAGCCCAAGAATGAATCCTAGTTTTAGTTTTGTTTTCATTTCTTTTTAGCGTTATTGTTGGTTATGTCTTTGAATTGCCAAAGACCTGCTGTTTGCCCCTGTTTTACGATTTCGATGACTGCCTGATCAATAGCGCTCCGTACGGCGATGCCGTTGGGTTCATTTGCAGTGAGACCAAGTTCTGACTCAATCGGGGTTGTTCCGTGATCATAAAATTTAAATAGATTGCCCGAGAGGGCAATACTCGTAATGGTTTTAGTAACAGCCACACTCAAGAGGACCTCTCCTGTTTGAACGCTTACGAGTCTCAGCGACACTGTTACTACGTCTTTACGATATTGAGTACTGCTGGAGATACCAAGAATACTGGCACCAGCGCCTCCCGTAAGGATATTGCTATCATATCCGATAATACCGCCCTGCGCAATAACGCCGGCAAATAACATCGGGGTGAGTTTCTCGGCGTCTTTACCGAGGAAAGTTTCTCTTGTCTGGGAAATAAGTTGGCGTTCCTTAATAATGTCGTCAAGGCTCGCACGTTCAAGTACCTGGAACCATACACCATTTCCTGCAAGGCGTAATGCATCAATGAGCCAGCTTTCTGCACCCTGCGTGACGGCAGAAGAGAATGTGGCATAGGCATCAGCAGTCTTTCTCTGTCCCGTTTTATCAGCAAAGCCATAGACCGCAATTGTCATCCGAGGACCATCAATTGGAGGAAGTTCCAATAGTTGTTTTGCCATCGGGGACATCTGTACCTTCGGGGTCTCGAGGATGGCGGGCTTAGATGGAACCGAAGCGCAACCCCCGAACAACAAAGATAGTAAGAGTATGGAAATGAATTTCACCATCGATCAGCCGCCGCCGGGTTTCAATGTTCCCACAGGAACTTGAATGGTTGTAGTATTTCCGGTTGCAGGATCAACAATGTAAAGAGTCACCATATCGCCATTCTTTTGCCATGTCACCGTTGATCCGCCTTGAAGATTAATAATGCCAAAGTTTGCTCCATCCGAGTTAAAAATGGCATCCGTGACCTGAGATGCTAGTTGAGAATAGATTCGAGCCTGTAGGTTATTGATAAATGCGTTAAGCGGGGTATTCTGCGCTGTAACTTTCGCAGTTTCAGCATCCGCTTTCGCTTGATCTTTGATTGATTGCTTTCGGGTTCTTGCAAGGTTCTCAATGGTGATTTCATGTGAAGAAAAACCAATGCCGTTAAACATTGGAGACTTAAAACCATGCACCATATCAGATGCAACAGCCTTACTGAGGAAGCTGAGTATTAGAAGTAGGAGCAGGTTTTTCATTGGTGATTGGTGCGGGTGGCACAATATGTGGACCCCCGCGTTGCATTTCGATAGCTGTATTAATTTTTTGTTCTAGTCTAATTAAATCATTATCAAGCATACGAATTCGGTCAATCAGCGCAATCATAGTTTTCTTCGCTTCCGACAGCTCAGAATTAATGTTCTCCGTCACAAATTTCCAAACAAAGTAAATAAAGTAGCCCATACCAGCGGCAGCCATCATTGGCATACCGTACTGGTTGATCATCTGTTTTAGTTCAATAGGATCCATAATTAATCCTTTCTGGCATCCGTCTTACCATCGCTGCGCGCCAGACGTTCAAGATCGACACGTAATCCGAACCGTGATGAGATGAGCGCATCAATCCGAATAAGGTCATTATTCATTGTACGCACACGGTTGTTTAACATGCCGGCAAGACCATTCAAAGATTTTACATCGTCAACCACTCCCGCAAGGATATACTTGAGGAGAATTACAATGAAGACTCCGCCAGCAATAACTGCTGCAACAGAGAAGCCAAGGTCCGCAAGAGATTTAAGTGTTTCGAAACTCATTATCCGTTTACAATCTTGGAAATATTAGCTTCAAACTCCTCAATCTTCTTAACCCTGTTCGGCCATTTAATGTATTCCTTCTCAGGGTTCTTTTTGAGATTCTGGAGAAGCGGAAGGATTGATTGGTATAACCGATTCAATCTGTCTTCATGATGCGCAGCAGCCTTCTCGGCTACGTCTACTTGCTTTGTTACGTCAAGTTCATCTTCGGCGATAGTAGTGAAACCAAAGTCAAAGGGGTCTATAGAATTATTTGTTGCCATGGTAATAAGAGTTGTAAATAAAAATGCTACCCCATCAATAAAGATAAGGTAGCATTCAGTATTGCTATTTATAAAATAAACAGTTTGTAGTATTACAGTATTTGAATCCTATGAGACATTAAGTTGAATAGAGATACATTATAACGTATCTAAGCAGAGTGTAAACAATAAAGCGCCGTCGTATTATTTAGTTTTAATAAATGTACCAGCTTCTACAGGTTTGAATATGTTCTTGATACCGCGTGTTTGAATGGCGCGAAAAACGAAATATGGCCACCAGACGATCTTTGGAATCTTGACGACCTTAATGTTGGAGTCGGTAATGACTGGCATCTCTGCGTCCCAGAGTTTCAGCACAAGTGGTGTACCGCTTACAGACTTGGTGAGGCTGATTTTACCGTTACGGGTTGGTTTTCGACCAATGTACCAATAGTTATCGTATTGGCCAAATTCCATATCACAGTCGGATCCACTCGAGATAAATGACACATCACGGATGGTGTATCCATCGACGGAACCCTTAATGGTAATGCCATTCTTGCGCGGAGCCAGAACGGTATTGTTGAAGGTATAGTTTGAACCTCTGACAGCATCAATGCAGTCTTCCTTACCGCCTTCAATGGTGCAACCATCGACAACAATGTTTGTGCAGTTGGAGAACTTAAGGACATCAGAAATCTGCGTCCAATCATCCGGTGCGATCACACGGTTGGAGATAAGCGTTCCGTCCTCACCAGCGTGGGACTCTAGGTTTTTATCGGCAGCCATGGTTAGAATGCCACTGGCACCATGCGGATCGTTGCACTACCGAAAATGCTTTCGGCTGGTAGTTTCGTGACAAATGCGGTTTCATACGAACGAAGGGTAAAGCTACCAGTAGTGACTACTGCAGCATCTTTTACGAGAACAGAAACGTCGGAAGCAGTGTTGTTGTATACACGGATCAGAGTCTTGCCGTTAAAATTGTTACCGACAGTTCCTACTGCGGCTTCTTCTCCTAATACTTTGAGAATTGTTGATACCATAGAATTAATTGTTTGAGGTTAAGTACATCTATTTATAAACATCGGGTGGTTATAAATAGGGTTATGCGTTTTGTCATTTCATTATTATTTGTAATGAGTCTGACTGGTTGCACCATGCTCGGTGGGTTAAAAATGCCCAGTCTTGGCGGCGGTAAAACCGGAGACTCTGCCGGATCCGTAGCTGCTGCTCAAAATACCGCTGCAGCCGTCGACCGTATGGCAGAGATTAGTAAACGGAATGAGGAAGCACGCAAAGCAATGGAAATAGAGTATGCTAAGTTCCGCGAACAATTAGCGGCAGCCTACGCCAATCGTGAAAGGCTGGACAATGACAACTTCGATCGTATCTCCGAAATCAACTATGGCATCTTTAAAGCCACCGAGGATGTTACCAAACTGGATGCTCGGGTACTGATTGCAAATTTAAAGTCCAAAGAGAATATGGCTCGGTTAATGCCTATTGGTGAAGCCAAGAAGAAAGAGATCATTGCCGAGCTTGAAGGCGACCGTAAAAAACTCGAGGCTGAAATCGTAAAGAAGTACGAAGCCAAAATTAAAGAAGGCGAAGCCGCAGCAGCCGCCTATGAGGAAGCCGATAAACAGGTCAAACTCAAAGAAGCTGAAAAGGCTAAACTACGCGATCAGCAAGCAACCATCCTTGAAAAGCTAAGAGCCGATCAGGAAGCCGAAAGAGAAAAGCTCCGTAAAGAAGCAGCAGATGCCGTTGCAGTTGCCAAAGAGAAACAACGCCTCGAGATGGTGGGCTGGATTGTCAAAGCCTTATTAGGCGTGGGTATTGTAATCCTAGTCATTGGCTTCCTTATGAAGTCTCCGACATTCATTGTGTCGGGTATTACGATGTTGGGGCTTGCTTATGTTGCAGCCACAATTCCATTCTGGGTTGTAGCAGCCGTCATGGGTGTCTTTGTGATTGTGATGGTAATGATGGACCCAAAGACGGGCAAGATTTCATTACCAGGCAAAAAGAAAGAGGAGCCAGTAACGGCTCCTCCGAGTGTTTAATTTATTACCTTTTGGGTAATTATTTGTTGTCGACTAGTGCGGCAACAATCTTCTCTGCATTCTCCTGGATAGATGGATAGTGAAGAGTATTAAACGAGTCACCGTGTTTTGCAATGAATTTATCCCAATCTTTCTTTTCTTCGGGAGTAAGAGCAATTTTGGTAGGACGAGCCGCTGATGCCTCGCGAATAATGTCAATGAGCTTATCTTCGATAAGACGGGCAGCCGCAGTAAGCGGTGCTTTATCTGGAAAGATTTGCTGACGAATAGAAGTGCATCCTTCTTTAATATGAACAAGCCAAAAGCCGTTATGCAAGCCTGTATATGCATATGGGTCGTTAACCGGAACAAACTTCTTACCAACTTTGCGGTAAAGACGTTGGCTTTCTATTTCAGCAGCTTTAGCAGTTACAGAGTCATTTTTAAACTTATAGTGAAGCTGGTAACGAAGACGCTCGCATTCATTCTTGTAATGTTCTAAATCTTTATTCTTTTTCATTTTATGAAGTAACTATTGGCGTGGGGTAATCGCTCGGACCCTTAACATAAGGCTCGTATTGCCCCTTACCGTAAGGTTCACGTAGACGTAGAGGAGTTATAGTAGGTGAACTAAATGTGACAACGCACGCTTTTTCGGCTTGTTCTTTTAGAATAAGCGTATCCTGTGCACTAATATAGTCTTTGCCAGCAATAAAGCCACGTACCCAGTAGATAAATTGTTCTTGCGTCATTATTTTAAATTACCTCCGTAATAGTCAAAAACTTCTTCCATAGCATCTAAGGTGCGAATCTGTTCGGCTAGATCACGTTTTTGGTAATCTTCGGCTTTCCTTACCTTCTTAAGGACGGCAATGTCTTTGCGAAGGTATTCAATGGTTTGTTTTACGGAAGCGCGGACAATACCATCGGCTGTTTCTGGATCGATTTCTACATTCATATTTACATTTACATTTACGTTTTTAATTTTCATATTAGTTCCAAGTTCTATGTTTTTCTGCAATCCATTCATGACCGTCGTCCTCTTCTATTCCCCAGACAACGTCGTCGGGAATCTCCACAACTTTAAGTTCAGCAAAGCTGCCGTTAGCAGATTCTCCAAGTTGCTCCACAATTTCTACCAGAATAGGATCATTACGCTTGATTTCAATATCATATGTAATGACTGTACCAGTGCGTTCATTAAAAAGGGCAAGAGCTTCTTTAGAAAGACCGAAGCCGCCGTAACAATCGTTAATTACAATTTTCATTTTTTATGACGTATGTCTAATTTTACAGCTATCGCAGCTGCACATGGAAACTGTTCGCCTTTCTTAAAACTAAGTTTGTTAAGTTTAAATGGTTTCAGAACTCTATCTCCGTTCCAGTATGTAGGCTCGATAAAGATATAACCCAGCTCACAAAGTTTATTGCGCAACTTTGTAAATTCAGGATGGTCTTTGCAGGCATATGAATCACCTTGAAAGATGATTTTACCAACCAGATCGCTCAGAACCATATACCTGTCATCTGGTACTGAAGTGATATATTCTTTCTTGAGTCTAAACTGTTTAATCGGCTTATTCATTTTTAGGAATCTCTGAGTAAGGAATATAGTTTCGGTCTGCCAAAACAGTCTTAGCGTGTTCTTTGCTCACAGTCTTTAACCATCCCATACGAGTACCTCCTGTTGCATGTAGCTCGCCGGGCTGACCGGTGTCTTCACAAGTTCTACCAGAAGCAGTTTCGGCAAAGTGAACAATACCATTAATATAGTCCGAATAGCGATCAATAATCCTTTGAAGATCGGGATACTTTCCAGTCTCAATAAGAGACATGATTTCTTCATTATACTCTTCACGATAATAAAACCGGAGCGTGCCATACTTTTCTTTTACCTGAGTAGCGATCACTTGAGGTGGCTCCACGCAAAAGTAATAGCTGTCTGCGTATGGTTTAACACCAAGACGTTTACCATCTTCTTCATCTACCTGTACGCTTGTAGTATAAGTGTAGGTAAGAGCTTCACAGAGGGTATCAATAAGATTGTACCAACCATCGCCAACTTCAAGACCCCAGCACATACACGTCTCGGTCATTGGCTTGGTGCGGTCTCCAAACATTTTCGGATACTTGGCAAAAATCTGCTGTTGTAGTTCTGCTTTCATTGTTTATTCCTCGACTTGATTTAGTGCATTTCCTGCTTCAATACGAATGGCTTGAGCAAGTTCTTCTACGGTTTTATAATCACCGGTACCATGCTTCAATATATTGCGACACAAGGAATCAATTTCATACAATGACGCCCAGGCTTGATTGCAATGAACCGCCCGCATATGCTCATAGTTATCTTCGGGTAGGTTGAATTCCAGTATTGCTTTCATAAGGTTATTCCAGTTCAACCATCCAGTTTGAATCATTGTAAATGTAGTCCCATACGATGGTATCTTCTGGTTCTTTACCCGAGAATCCCATGGACTCAATGAAACCATCAACAAGTTTATCTTGCTCTGCGTGATGAGCAGCAATTACCTTGCGGATCTTCGCGATTTCCTTCTGCTGCTTTTTAGTGAATTTGACTTTTAGTTTATGGTCCATTGCTGAAACGGAATACATTTGGTCGATTGCTTTTTGCTGCTCTTTAGTGATTTTCATAATACAATCCTATATTGAAAGTGCTGAAAGTAAACAACAAAATTATTCTTTTGGTGCATTAAATACCATTCCGCGAGCCTCATTGAGAATCTCATTGAGTCTGCGACCGTCAATTGCTCGACAGCTGCTGATTTTATTGGGATTAAACTCATAACCGGAATCGCTTTCCTCGGTGATTTCCATTAAGGTAATGAACTCTTTCCAGAGTTTCTCCGACTTCTCGGCGCGGGCTGTCATGTCAACAATGTGGGCGTTTACCTTGACGATTTCCGGCGCGTTCTTTTCTGTGATTTCATCGACGACCTTTTTGCGTTCAGTGGCGAGCGCAGCCTCGGCTTTTTCAGCGCGGGCTTGTAGTTCCTGCAATCGGTCGGCACCTTCGGAAATAGTATCAGCTGCAACTCCACCATTCGAGAGCACTACTTTTGCCCAGTGGCGCATTGCAATTATGAGAATTTCTGTGTCGGTTTTAAGTTCGGTATTCATATTAGTTAGTATTGTTTTTAGAGAATTCCATAGCGTCCTTATTCACCCGAGCAATTTCTTTGGCAATGAATTGCTCGAAGGCTTCACGGTCGGTGATTTGCACACCCGGAATGGACCAGCGATAGGTCATAGCCTTGAGGACGCCTTCCATGGCACCAGATTTGTAAGCGTAGTTGACGGAGTAATTAGTAGTGTTATTCATTATGATACAATCCTACACAAAACCAGCTAAAAGTAAACCACAAAGATATACTCTAAGCGATTGATAGTCAACACTCACTCGTAATTTCTGATAGAAGTAATGTACGGAAACCGAGGAACACCGTCCGGAGTGAGCCGAAAGTACTGCACCGTGGCTTTTTCACCGATAAGTTCGGTCTTATGGGTCAATAGCTCCGTAAGAAAATCGTGGCTTCCCTTAATGTTAGACTTAAATTGAGAACCATCATTGTTTTTAACAATTGCAAATCCTGCCATTCCCGTGCGGTTACCAGAACCTTCACAGATTTCAATGATTTCGTATTCTGCGTCCTGGAACTCTTTGCGCTTTAAAAGGGTCTTCGACCGCTTTTGCTCATAGCATCCATCCGTACGTATCATCTGACCCTCATATCCGGCAGCAAGAAAACCTTCGTACAATCGATCGAGTTGCTCAATTGATTCTACACGAGCAGTCATTACCATACGGATCACGTTTGTCGTCGTAATGTGGTTTTGGATCCAATTCGACCGATCAGGAAAGCTCCTCGAGGTATCCACAATGTCGTAGATGTGATATTGGATTGTCTTCTCGGACTCTTCAAGATCCTTTGTGGATGGTTTGGTTTTCTTTACTAAAGAGGTGATCTTATTAAAATCATTCGCGAGCTTATCGCAGTACAACTCTCCATCGAGCACTGCATCAGGATTATCTTTAAAGAAATTTTGGAGTTCCGCAGACACATGAGGCACCGACTTAAACTGTTTGCCGGCTCGGCTAAAGAGACCTTTTGCAGTTGCAATACACCGAATGCCGTCTAACTTTGGTTGAGCCCACACGGGCCATTCAATCTCATCCTTGCGGTCCTCATACTTTTGAGCAAGCATCGGTTCAATAAAAGCTGGACGATCGATGTCCTTGATGTTCTCGTAGTAACCAGCTTCCGACTTCTTTTTCCAGATGGCCTTTGCCTCAAATTCTGCCTGAGCATTAACGTCACGTTGGTTCGCTCTACCGACATTGGTAGATTCGGCAACCATCCATTCCGTTGTGGTTTTCTTACCATCAATCTGGCCGTATTCTGTACGATACTGCGCTCCATCAATTTCAATGGTCCAGGTCTGAGTGGCACCCGTAGAGGTTCGTGAATAAAGTGTTGGAAGTTTCATATTAAGCCGCGTAAGCGTTCTGTAATTTATAGGGAGCCTTGGTCGTTTCCTTGACCGAACCGTGCCACTCAACCTGTTGCTTCTCCTCGTGGGTCAGCTCGCCCACGGGAAGGAAATACCAGTCAATGACGCACTCTTGCCACGAGTCATCGTTGCGGGTCACCGCGGTGCGAAGCTCTTCCACAAAGGAATTGACCTTTGACCGATCCTGGACCTCACCGAGGTCTAGAGCGATCGGATGGCGGTACTCATAACCACCCTTGGCCTTCCAATACTGAGGGCATTGGCCTTTGCCGTCCCAATCATGGGCTCCGTAGTTTTCGTGAACCTGAGTGGAAATAACAATGTTGAACTTGATCATGTGTATATCTTACATTGATCCACTTAAAAGTAAATCAATAAAAATTACATAAGATGTTGATGGCCAATACCATTTAAGATATTGGCCATCAATGATTTAAAGAACTACAGGATTATTCTGTAGATTCCGTCTGGTCACCTTCAACGAAGGCATACAGTTTCTTTGCAATCTTCAGAGCATCGCGAACTCGTTTATCCTCTGGGAGTTCGTATGGTCCTTTATCATCCGGACGTGCAGACCGGATACGGTCGACCTCCTGATAATAAGCGGACTCGGCGTGACCCATTGCCATTTGAAGTACCTCGAGACGAATCTCGTAGGCGTTTTTACCATTGTTGTTATTTGACATGATGTTATACTTTTCTTTGTGTCTGTGTGTGTTTGTGTGTAGATTCAGGGAGACAGACGTTCCCCTTGAAACAAATTCAATTTCGATCTTTCAATTTGGGCTTCTTTCTTTCGTCAGCTGGTTCCGGATTTGCTTTTGGAAGCTTTTTGAAGATGTTATCCCATGTTTTTTCAAACTCCTCGAATGGTACCGAGAAGGGTCTCGGTTTTGATCCTTTGCCATTTGTGCTCATTTTAGTTTTTTACCATAAAAAGCCCCGACCGCGCGGATTGCTGGTAATAAGCCCTCAAGGTATTTAAGTTCTTGGATGTGAATCGGTTTTCCTGATT